GGCCCGGCGGATCCCAGCGCTGGACGGCGGTGCTGTTGGCGTGAGTGGCCGCAGTCGTGCCGAGTGCGCCGCGGATGACGGTGAGAGTGCGCGGGGCGTAGATGGTCGCGCCGGCCGTGTGCGCGGCGAGGACGGAGCCGTCCCGTGCCCGCTTCACGGTGAGGTTGTTGCCTGCGATGTCGACCACCAGGAGCCGCTCGCTGTCGATGAGGATGATCTCGTCGATCGCGTAGGCGGTGCCGTCCGTGACCGCGACCGTCACTGAGTTGGCCTGAGCGGTGAGGCCGCTGCCGCCGAGGGTCTGGCTGGTGGTGGCCATGGCGCGGGCGGTGACGAGTAGGCGTTCGGAGTCGATACGGAGCACGCTGCCAACACCCAGCAGCGCGGACGCCGCAGCGTTGACCGACAGGCTCGTCGCAGTTGTCGTACTGACGGCCGCCGTGAGCGTGCCAGCGGTGGTCTCGTCGTTGCGGTACCCGAACAGGCCGGTGATGGTGACGTCGCGCTGGTAGGTGTTGCCGCCGCCGAGGGAGGCGTTCGCGCTGAGGTTGATCTCAACCCGGCTGTACGGGGGTCCGCTGCGGTTGGGCTCCAGGAGGAAGCTGGAGGCGGCGATGGTAGTGCCGCCGGAGGAGAGGGTGGTGACGGAGATGATCTCGCTGTCGTCGAGCCGCAAGATCCACGGCGTCATGCCCTGCCGGGGTGGCCAGTCGAAGTACCGGGTGTCGGTCTCCGGGGCGAACGTCCGGTGGCACAGGAAGTCGATGTCGCGGCTCGCGGACTCCAGCGCGCGGTCGATTTGCGTGCTGTTGCGGGCCGTCAGCTTGGAGTCGAGGGCGCGCATCACGTCCTCGCGGGTCGCGTACACGACCATCTCTCGTCACCTCCTCTCGGTCTCGTCGGGGCGTACAGGGGGTCAGGCGTCGTCAGCAGCCGACGTATCGGCCGCCGGGCCGCCAGCCGTCCCACTTGCAGAACGGCTCCCCGTCCGGCCCTTGCGAGAGCGGCTCCCCGTCGTGGGGGCAGGCGATGGGGCCGGCGTCTCGCTCGGCTCGGGCGAGCTCGGCTCCTTCGCGGAGGATGTCGATGAGCTCGTACCAGCTGATACGTCCTCACTCCCCTCGCTGGCGGCCGCGTTGCTGGGGCCGCCGTGCACGGTGATCTTCGGCATGTCGTTGCCCTCCTCCTTCGGCCGGGGCCTCTCGTCGATCCGCACCACCGACCCACACTGCGGGCACTGGGGAGCGCCCACCGAGTAGTCGGCGGTGCATTCCGCGCACTGCCACACGGCCATGTCAGGCCCCCGTGGCGGGCAGGTTCTGCGGGGCGCGCTGCGCTCCCAGGTCACGGGTGATCGCGGTGACCGTGCCCGCGCCGGTCGATGTGAGCTTCACGTACTTGTAGGTGTCGGAGAGGCTCGTGCCTTCGACCTCGCACACCATCGCGTTCTGCGCGGCAGTGGCCGTGGTCACGACGGTCGCGGCCGCAGCCTGCGGCGTCCGGGTCCACGCGTCCGTGCCGTTGCCGGTGCAGGTGTAGCGCTCGGTGATGACCGCGAGGTTCTGTGCACCGGTGCCCGCGGAGTCCTTCGCCTCCTGAAGTGTGTACGTGTCGCCGACCGCGCCGGTGAGGTAGCACGAGAACGTGACGCCAGCGGCCGCGCCCTTCAGCGCGATCCACACGCCGTCCGCAGCGGGGGTGGTGTTGATGAGCCTGCCGAGTGCCTTCTGAGACATCGGGTGTTCCTTCCGTCTGGGGGCCGCGCCGGGGCGACACTGCCGGGTTGGTGGAAGCCGCCGCCGGGGTGTGAATGCCGACGGCGGCCGGGGTGGGTTAGAGCAGCTCGACGAACGGGGAGAGCGTGGCGGTCGAGCCGTTGGCGGGGGTGATCGCGGACTGGATCCACGGGCGGCCGTCGACGCGCTGGATGATCCTGAACGTCGTCTTGTCGTTGCCGAACGCGTAGTCCGTGCTGGAGTCGGCGGTCATGATCTGGCGGTCGCCCACCAGGTAGTACGACAGGTCGACGAACGCGAGGTCGCCGCGGGAGCCGAGGACGCCGCCCTTCTCGGTGATGATCAGCGGGCGGCCGAAGATGCTCATCGGCATTCCGGCGGCGGCGTTGACGACGAACACGCTGTTGCCGCCGGTGCCGACGGTGAGGGACAGCTGGAGCAGCTGCGGTAGCGCGTCCGGGGAGCACATCCACACTGCGTTGGACAGCGACGAGGGCAGCATGCGGGCGTACATGGCGATGACGTCCACGTACTGAATCTTGCTGCCGGTGGTGCGGGTCACCGTGACCGCGGCCGAGTTGCCGGCGCCACGGAAGCCGAGGGGCTCGCCCGTGCCAGACCCCGTCTGGAACTTGTTGTCCTCCTCGAACGCGAGGGCCTTCGGCCACAGCGTCTCGATGAGCGCGGAGAACGAGGTGATGGAGTCCTGGAGCAGCTCGTTCGGTACTGCTGACAGACCAGTCAGTTTCTTCGCGTCGAGCTCGACCCTGCCGAACTTGGGGTTGGAGTCCTGGAGCGCTGCGCCTTCCTCACCCCAGTAGGCGACCATCCCGCCGAACACGGAGCCTGCGTTCGTGGTGGTGTCGATCATCGGGAACGGGACCCGGGCCGACTCCATCGGGACCACGGTGGCGAGCGGCCGGACGACGGCCTGCTCCAGTGCGAGCTGGAGAAGCTGCGAGCGGAGCGTCTCGGGGACGAGGAAACCGCCGTCCGCCGGCGAAACCGAGGAGGCCGCGTTGCGGAGCGCACCGAGCTTGTCCCCATCAGGGGACGGGTTCTTGTGCCAGATGTTGCGGACGTAGTCGATCGAGTTCTCGAAGTGCTTGTCGACCGCCGCGCCCGGGGCCGAGGCGTTGTGGGCGGTGCCCTGTCGGTGGGAGGTGAGCATCCCGCCGCCGCGCTTGGCCTGCGGGTCGAGGTCGAGACGCTTGATCCCGTCCTTCGCGTCGGACATGCCGTTCTCGCGCATCATCTGCGCGAACACCCGCTGAGTCTCCTCGGCCACCAGCCGGTTCAGGTCGGTGCCCTCGCCCTGAAGGGCGTTGCCGTAGGCGGTGATGAACTCGGTCAGGGACTCTCGCGAGGCCATGACCTCCTTCAGCTTGGAGCCGTCGGCGAGCATCTCCGCCAGTTCGTCGGCGTTGCGCGGGATGGTCATCGTGGGTGCCACAGTTGCCTCCTTCAGGCCGTCGCCGCGCTGGACGACGTGTCGGGCTCGATCAGGTTGGAGACGAGCGCCGACCATGTGTCGCCGTCGTCGGGGATGAGGCTGGCGACCATGGCCGTCCAGTCGTCGTCTGCGTTGTCCGGCTGGGTGCCGGTCTCCGCGGGTTCGGTGGGCTCGGCTGTGGCAACAGGCTCGGGCTCGGCCGGGACTTCTGGCTCGTCCACAGGCTCCGGGTCGGCAACGGCCACAGGCTCTGGGTCTGCGGCCGGCGGCTGCACCGCGGCACGCAGCCGAGCGATGAGGTCCTCGTCGACAGCCGCACCGATGTTGATGGTGAGCGTCGGCTCGCTCGCCGAGGGCTCGGACGTCTGCGTGGGCCCGGTGTAGCCGTACGCGGTGAGATCGAATGCCTTCTGCATCTCCGGGGCAGGCTCGTCCTCGCCCGGCTCGGTCACCGGCTCCCCGCGCTTCGGGGTCTGCGTCGCCTCGTCCGCCAGGCCGGCCTTGACGGCGTCGTCGGGCAGGTACCAAGTCTCTGCGCGCATGGCCTCGCGCCACTGCTCGCGGGTGCCGCCCGCGCGGGAGGCGTACGCGTCCGCGATGTTGTCGCTGATGAGGTCGAGGAGCTCTTCCATCTCGGCCATGTCCGCGGCGTTGCCCATGCACAGGCCGCTGGCTTCGTGGATCATGAGCATGGTGTTCGGGGCCATCTCGACGCGGTCCCCGGCCATCGCGATGACGGAGGCGATGGAGGCGGCGATCCCGTCGACCTGCACGACGACGTTCGCCGGGTGGGAGCGCAGCGCGTTGGCGATAGCAATGCCCTCAAAGACGCTGCCACCAGGGCTGTTGACCCGCACCCGCAGGTTCGGCGCAGTCACCCCACGCAGGTCCGCGATGAACTGATCCGCGGTCGCGCCGTACCAGCCGCCCACCTCGTCGTACAGCATCACCTCGGCCTCGTCCGAGTCGGCCGCGTTGGTGATGCGGTACCAGGACTGCGCCTCGATGCCGTGCTGCGCGCGCAGCTTGTCAGCCTGCTCCCGCTGACGCGCGGTGAATGCGCTGGCCTTGGCGGGAAGCGTGAGGCCCTGCATCCGGCTCATTCGTCGTCTCCCGTCTTGCGCCGCTTGATCACCTTGCAGCGGCACTTGTTGCCGAACTCGGCGCCGACGCAGTCCTTGTAGCCCTGACCGCCGGGGTAGTCCGCGTACGCTGCCGCACGGTTGCGGTAGAGCTGACCGTCGTTGTCCGCGCACGGCTGGCAGGTGTCGTCATCGATGACCGCGACGGCCTCCCACCGCATCGCGGCCTCGATGCCGTCGCCGCCACCGCCGCCGATCAGCCCGGCGACCGCCTCATCCCACGACGCCGCGGGCCCCGCCGCAGGAAGCGCGGGCGCCACGGTCCGCCGCATCTCCGGGAGGCCGACCGCGGAGAGGATGTCGTCCGCGTCCCACAGCCCTGCGTCAGCCAGCGCCTTTGCCGCGTTGGCGCGCGCCGTGAGCTGCGTCGCCTCGGTCTCCGCGTCGACTGGCACCGGGTTCTCGTAGTCGAACTCCAGGCTGTCCGCGGTCCGCCCGTACATGGGCAGGAGCTCGAAGTTGAGCGCGGCCTTGATCCGCTCCAGGCGCGGAATGGTCTGCTGCTCCGCGAACCACGCCTTCGCCGCGAGCGCGGACGCCCGGTTGATGTCTTCGAAGTCACCGATCGCGGTCTTGGAGATGCCGTACGCCTCACGGATGCGGTCCGCGGTCGCGCCCCGCAGCTCAACGAACTGCATGTCGCGCTGCGACACAGTGCGGTCAACCCACTTGCCCTGCTCCAGGATCGCGACCCTGTGGGCGTTCGCGACGCCCTTGTGCTGCTCGGCCCACCGGTCGCGAAGCTCGTCGAACTCCTGGTCCGACAACCGCTGATCGAACTGGAGGATGCCGCCGGGCTGCGCGCTGTTGATGAAGAACGCACGCGACCACTCGGCCGCATACCGGGAGGTGTCGAGGTCGGGGAGGATCGACAGCACCGGCGACAGCCCGCGGTACGGGTCCAGGGGGTTCGGCCGGCGCAGCTGAATGACCTGATCGAGATCGAGGGGGATCTGCTCGCCGTCCGGTGACGTGTAGATGTACCCGGCGAGGAACTGCTCGCGCGACGGGACGGGGGTCATGCGGTCGGGGCGGACGGGCCACAGTTCCAGCGGCAGCGACGACGCGGCGTGCCGGGAGATCACCCACCAGGACTCGCCGGTCAAGTCGTAGTGCTGCGTGGACGACTCGACGAACTCCTGCCGCGGCATGAACGCGTTCGGCCGGTTCCACAGGTCCAACGCGGCGTGGCTGGTGACTTCGACGCGGTCCTCGTCGCGGCCCGACTTGGCCTTGCGGTACAGCTTCCAGTCCACCAGCGCGGTCGCGTTGGAGGTGCGGTCGACGATCGCGAAGAGCGTTCCCACTGCGGACATGGCGCGCATCTGGCCTTCGGCGTCACGGCGTGCGCCGAACATGCCGTACGACTGGCCGCGGCTCGTGAAGGGGACGGGCGGCGTCGCGGATGCGGTGCGGAGGGAGGTCGCCGCGTTGGCGAGGGAGCCGAGGAAGCTTCTTCCCACCGGGTCCCTCCCCTCGGGTTACGTGGGTGGCCTGCTGAGGTGCCACTCGTAGGCGATCGCGCAGAGTCCGGCGATGAGCAGGCCGATCCATAGGCCGTAACGCATTCCGAGCCCAGTCGAGATCAGTGTAAATCCTCCTGTCAACAAGCCAGCTGACCGCAAATTCTTTAGCCGAATGGCGAGCTTGGACCACATCACCGCAAATCCTCCAGAAATCACAGCCAGCGCACCCGCGGACCGCCCACCAAATCCCGAGCCGCAACCATGTACCGCAGCGCATCCATCGAGTGGTCGTTCTCCTTCACCGGCGCCTCCTTGAGACCACCGCTGTTACCCGGCTTCACCGCCCACACATAGCCCGCAATCTCCTCCGCACCGCACGCCGGCAGCGACGCCGCCTCCAACTCCGGGTCCCGCTCCACCAGTGCGCCCCGCGCGATGAACAGGCGCGGCCTGCCGTCCTCCTGCACCCGGAGCCGGGCCTGCACCGCCTGAATGCCGTCACTGACGGTCTTCGCTGCGGGCTTCGTCGACAGACCCAAGTGGCGTTCCAGGGTGGCCCGGTCCTCCGCGTCATGGTCGGCATAGATCGCGCGCGGGAGCTGGCTGCGGGGCTGGCCGGACGGGTAGAACAGCAGGCTCTTGATGTTCTTGGCGTGGTCCTCGACGAGACGCCGCGTGTAGTAGATCTCGTGCGCCAGGTACAGGCGGCCGTCGGGGTCTTCCCACCAGTCCTGATAGACGAACGGGTTCGTGTATCCGAAGTCGACCGCGGCCCAACGCGTCCATGCGGCCGTTGGCTTGACGGAGTCGACGAGGTGGATCGCGTCGTCCCACGCCTCGTAGATCTGTCCCTCCGCGGCCGCCCACTTCCCGTCACGCAGCCGCAGCCGTCGTACGCCCGTGAGCCTGTCGAGCTTGGCGAAGTAGTCCACGCCCTTCGGCGTCAGCGTCGCGTCGGCGTTCACATAGGCCGGGTTGTCCTTGTGGCGGGAGACGAGCATGCGGGCGGTGCCGTCGTCGGTGCGCTGCTTCAGCCAGTGCGTGGGATGGGACGGGTTGCAGGCGGCGATCTGCTGTTGCCAGGAGAGGACGCCGTTGCGGAGGCGGGTGGAGATGGACTCCCAGTCCGTCTTGGTGAGTTCGGTGGCCTCGTCGACGAACACGAGGTCGTACTCCGACGACATGATCTTTTCCGGCTTGTCGAGGCCACCGACCACGATCACGGACCCGTTCGAGTACCGGTAGCAGGCTGCCTCACGGGCCGAGCCACCGAACCACGTCACGATGCCTCGCGTGAGCGCGTCCGCAGCGACCTTCTTCTCGTATGTCACCAGAGTCGTAGACGTGAGCGACACACCGGTCTTGCGGGCGATGAGGCAGCGGATGCCGGGGTTGTGGAGCGCGGCCAGGTGGACGCGGAACAGCGCCGCGAGCGACTTGCCGGTGCCGGCCGGGCCCGCGAGGACGACCTCGGAGTCCCGGGTCTTGAAGAGCTCGCGGGCGGCGCCGCGCGGCTCGTACCGGACGATGGCGTCCTGGTCGAGCGCGGTCGTCATGCGAAGCCCTGGCGACGGGCGCGGTTCTCGCGCTCGATGAACTCCCGCAGCCACGGCGCGCCGCAGCGGGCCTCACGGCGCAGAACGCCCGCGACGGCGTCCCGGTTGCACGGGTCACGGAGCCATGTGGCGATGTCCTGGGGGGACGGCTCGGGCCTGATCACGTGAGGTCCGCGTCGTCGACGCCGACGACCTCGTACCGGACGCTGCCGCTGACGTTGACCTTCTGTTCAGCATCCAGGCCGAGGAGCTTGCGGTAGGACTCGCGGACCTTCACGAGCCGGTCGATCGCGGCGAGTTTCGGCCCGTCGTCGAGGAGCAGGTTCCCGTCGTCGTCCTTGATGACCTTGCCGTGGGACACGGTGGCGTGGTTGCGCTGGAGGACTTCGAGGGCTTCCTCGTACAGGGTGTCGAGGCGCTCAGCTTCCATGGCAATGAGCTGCTCGGCAGGGCCGCGGACGATCTCGCGGAGGGCCCGGCGGATTGCGGCCCTGGCGGACGACCTGGCGGCGAAGCCGAGTTCGTCGGCGATCTGTTGCAGGGTAAGGCCTTCGGCGCGGAGGGCGGCTGCGCGTGCGTCGCGTTCAGCGGTTTCGGGGGTGCGGACGTATTTGCCGCCGCTGCGGGCGTCTTGGTTGGGGTTGGCCATTGCCCGCCTCCGTGTTCCTGTTACCGGTTGTCGTGGTTTGATGGTAACGAGGGTGTGCAACTGGGTGGCAGCGTGCGCACGCGAGAGGGCCCGCTCCCTGACTGGGCGTCCAGGGGGCGGGCCTTCGGCGTGCGCGGGTCTACTGGCCCCGCCAGTACTCCAGCGCCCCGGAGATCAGGGCCCGTTGCGTGAGCTCCTCGTTCTCTACGTAGTCGTTCCACGCCTGGTGCAGGTACTCGCCGAACGGGTCGGCGCTCTCGCGTGGGAGCTCGCCCTCCTCGATCACGTAGGCCGCGATCATCTCGGGTGTGACGTCGCGCTGCACGTTGGGGCGTACGTCTTGGTCGGGTGCGCCGTCTTCGTCGCCCCACTCGGCGAGGGCGTCGGGGTTCAGCTTGTCCACGGGGGTTCTCCTCAGTGAGGGTCGGGGCTTCGGCGTGTGAGGTCAGCGGCGCTTGTCGAACGCCTCCTGAAGGGCGGCGATGGCGCGGGCCGCCTCGTCGCCCGTGGTCGGGCCCGGCATACCGCGGAGCTGGAGTTCCCAGAGCAGCTCGCGAAGGTCGTCGGTGGAAAGAGTGACGCGGATCTTGTCGTTCTGGGTGGCCATGTCGGGCCCCTTCGGGTTCAGGAGGCGGGCGGCGAGGGCGCGCAGCTGGTTGGCGTACTCCGCGACCGTCCCGTCAACCGGGGGCAGCATGTCGCGGGCGGTGGTCCACGCCTCGGCGCGGAGCTTGCTGTTGGGGATGCGGTCGAGGGCGCTGGCGGACCCCCACAGGGTGGTGTCGAGCCATCCCTGGGTCATGCACTGGGGGATTTGGTGGCCGCCGATCGGGTGGGTGAGGGTGGCGCTCTCGTCGAGGCGGTCGGTGAGGGTGTTGAGGATCCGGGCGGCGAGGGTCTCGGCGGTGTGGGCGGTGGTGTTCATCTGCGCTCCGTTCTCGGAGGTGGCGTTCGGGCGGGTCAAGCGGCGAGGGCGTCGGCGAGGAGCTGGACGCGGGTGGTGATGGGGCAGTCGACGGGGTAGAGCACGGTGACCGAAGCGAGGCCGTGGGCGGGGCGCGCCTTGGGCTCGTCGGCGGCGGGGCGCTCGACGGTGTACTCGGTCCTGTGGGTCGTGTAGGAGACGAGGCGGTCCAGCCGGAAGGAGCGCGCTTCCTGGCTGTCGCGGTCCATGCCCTTCAGGAGGATGTCGCCGGCGGCGCTGACGACGATGTCGTACAGCTCGACAGTGCGGATGGTCTCGGTGCCGTCGGCCTTGGTGTAGGTGATGGTGACGGGGTGGCGCTTGTCGAGGGCCTTGATGAGGCGGGTGAGGGTCTGGGTGGTGGTCTCGTTCGCCGTGTGCCTCATCGGGTCCCCCTCGTTCGTTTCCTTGTGGGTACACAGTATCGCCGAACCGTGTACCCACACAAGGGGTTGCGCTGAGAAATCCGTGTGGGAACATAAGGGCATGGCAGAGCCCACCGCAGACCACACCTTCGCCACCCGCTTCCGCATCCCCCGCCGCATGTGGGACGCCTACGGAACAGCCGCCGCACGCGAAGGCGTTGACCGGAGCGCCGACCTCGTCGACCACGTCCGCGACTTCATCGAGAAGCACGGCAACGAGCAGGAGCTCGCCGAACTCGCCGCAGCCGAGCGGGAGCTGACCGAGCGCCGAGCACGCAAGGGCGGCCGGCCGAAGAAGGGGGCAACCGCATGAGCAGTGCGGCACCACCCTCAGGCACCACCCGCTACCTCTGCCCCCTCGAATGCGGCTGGCACTACGACCGCGCGCCAATCCCCGGCACCGTCTGGATCAACCCGAACGCCACCTTCGAGAGCGCCGCCGAAGCGATCCAGCACATGGCAGGCGAGGCCGTACGCCAGGACTTCGAGCACGTCGAGCAGGCGCTACGCGAACACCTCGGCACCCACACGACCGAGCAGTTCGTACGGACGATCCAGGGCCTGCGGGCTGAGGTGGCAGCACTTCGAGAGCGCCCGGTGGGCGGCGAGGAGAAGAACGCATGAGCGAGAAGCCCCGCGGCGAAATCGACTGCCCCCACTGCCACGCCACCCCGAAGACCCAGGACGTCCGCGTCATCGTCGGCCGCCTGGACGGGACCGCCGTCGCGATCCGGCACACCGAGGACTGCGTGGACTACCCGCCCGAGCCGGTGCGTCCGGGCGAGGAGCCGACCACATGAGCACCGGGGCGATGATCGCCGTGGGCGCGTCAGGCCCGTTCATCGGCCTCGCGATCGCCTTCCTCCTCATCCGGCACCTCGCGGCCAAGCCCGTCCAGCAGCCCACGCCCGCGCGGCCTGATGCCCCGCCCTGTGACCGGTGCGGCAACGACACGGGCAAGCCCTGGCTGTGGCTCAACACCCGCACCCGATGGACCTGCGACCGGTGCGAGCGGGAGGTTACGGATCAGATGCTCGACACCTTCCAGAAGATCAACGAGCATCAGGACGCGATGCTCCGAATCCGGGCCGGCATGCGACCCCGCGAGGGGCCGACCGGATGAGCCACCGCCCGTACCCGAGCCGGAAGCGCGCCCTGCATCAACTCGACCGGCACACCTATGAGCGCCACCCCCACGCCTCCCCGGCCGACCAGCTCCGCGCGGCGATCTACCGCGCCTACCACATCCCGCCGCGACTGCTCGGCATCCGCCCGGACCGCGAGCCCACCGCATGACGAAGGCCCGCCCGGACACCCGGAGCGGGGACTCACCACGTCACTGGTAGTCGTCGCCGAGCACCTCACGCCGCGACGCCTGCGCCTTCCGGTTGAGCGCGCCCGTCATCCGGAACAGGGCGACGGTGAGCGCGACGAATACCACCACCAGCAGCACCTGCGTGACCACGCTGACGATGTGGATGTTCTTCGTCCCGTTCGCGATCATCGCCATGATGATGTTGCCGCAGATCCACGCGAACCAGATCCGCGCCTTCTCCACGCGCACGGCCTTTTGCACGTCGCTGTAACTCGCCATCGCGTCCCCCCAGGACTCTCGGTGTGCTGGAGGGCATGATGCGCCCTGCTGCACCCCGTGTGGAGACGGTGTGTCCTTGTTGTGACATGACGAAGACCCCGCCGAACTCGCCGACGGGGCCTCGCGCGTGGGGCTACAGCGCCGAGTCGAACGTGATCGGCTTCACCGGCCGGCGCCCGGGAATGTCCTTCACGCGGCCCGTGGCGCGCACGGTGACGGCGCCCTGCGGGTCGATGTCGGCGAGCGGCGTGTGCACGCGACGTACGTGCGGCGTGCGGTCCTTCATGAGCTGTGTCCTATCGCTGTGCTGGTGTGGGACGGCCCGCCACGCACCGGGGGGTGAGGCGTGACGGGCCTGGCACTGACGACCTGCCGCCAGTGTGACAGGGCGCGTCAACTCAGGCCGTTTCAGCCGTTGTCCGGTGTCTCGGTGACCGTGAGGTTCGGGCGGTACTTGCGGATCCGGTCGATCCGCTCCTTCGCGAAGTCCGGCGAGTTGGTGCCGAACTCGTCGAGGAACTCGCCGTCGTCCTCGACGCGGTAGCGGATGAAGTCCATGGGGTCCTCTCGCGGAGCGGGCCTGTCCCGGCTCCCCGCACCGCCCGCGCGTACAGGCGGTCCGGGCAACCGGTCACCGGCCCAGCACCCGCGCCACCAACTCGGCGACCGCAAGCAGAGCCAGACCACCGAGGAGCCCGCCCGTGTTCACGTACCGGGCGTCGGGATCCGGGGTGCTCCCTGGCACACGCACGATCGCCTCACCCCGCGGGACGAGACCGCCGTGCTCGATGTCGCGGTGCTCCTGCCGGTACGCCTCGGCGGCGCGTCTGGTGTCGGGTGGGCTGGCCGCGCGGCACACGCGGCACCGGTACTCGTACGGCATGTCAGTGCCCCTCTCCGCTCGTGGAGAGCGGTGGAGAATCGGCGCTCTGACCTGCGTCTCCATAGGTCTCCGTGGGGTCCTCCCTGTCGGGCGAGGGGAGGGCTTCCAGATCGCCGCGGCGGACCCCCGAGCGGCCCGCGACGACGCCGATACGGAGGCTGCGGTGGACGGGGATACCGAAGGTCTGGAGTGCGGCCCGGAGTTGGGCGTCGTCGTGCCTCTCGCAGCCGGGCAGCCGGCGCATTGCGGGGTACAGCTCGCGGAGGTGGATGCCGGGCCGGTCTCCGATCGTGTCGAGGAGCCACTGTGTGAAGGCTTGCGGGGCCTCCGCGGTGGGTGCGGCCTCGGGCTCCTCGACGGCCGGCGCGGGCGGGGTCACCCACCATGCGGCGGCACACCACGCGACGACGGCCGCGGGGACGACGAACCGGGCCATGTGCGGGGCGTGGCCGCAGGCGTACACGACGACGTACCCGCCGAACGCGAGCGCCGCATACCGCTCCCACCCGTCGACGTGCTCGGCGAGCAGCGTCCAGCCGCGGCGCGCCAGGATGCGGGACCCTGCGAGGAGCGTAGTTCCGGCGCCGCGGACGGCGAGGATGGGGCGGACTTCGGCGGCGAGCCTGCGGTGCAGGCGGGGGGTGGGCTGCTCCCCTGCGTCCTTAATGATCTCCATTAGAGGGCGCCCACCGCGTGCACACCGGTCAGAATCAGGGCCTGAGGCAGGCCCCAGACGCCGCCCGCCTGCGCCCACACCCCGGCCGCAACGATGCCGGTGACCGCGGCTTTCCCGGGGGCCAGCTCCCGGAAGTACATGATCGAGGCGAGGAGCAGCGCGACCGCGCCGAGTCCGGCCGTGCCGAACCCACCACCGGTGAACACGGTGGCGAACGCGTCGGACAGGTTCTTCCCCACAGTCCAGATGGACCCCGCGGTCATGTAGAACGTGCCCGCGGCGACACCCGTCCACTGCGCCTGATCCGACGTCAGCCGCTTCCGGATGCGGCCCTTCTTCCCACCCCCGCCCGCGCCGGGCGCGCCCCCTCCTCCACCACCCTTGGGCTCACGGATCCCCGCGACGAGGATCACCGTGAGCGCGGTCGCGATACCCCCGGCACCGACCGAGCCGAGGATGCGGCCGCCCTCAACGCTGATAGCCGGGGCGGCGGCAACGATGTTCGTGAACATGCTGTAGGTCTCCTGGTCAGGCGGACGCGGGCGCCCACAGGGCGAGCGCAGTAAGGGCGGTGGCAAGCGGGATACGGGCAACCCATGCGATGCCGGGCCACCAGTGGCGGGTCCGCCTGTCCCACACGTGGGCGATCAGCAGGCACGACCCGAGGCCGAGGACGAGGGCGCCGCTGATGCTGTGCGTGCCGCAGTCCGCGATGGCGTGGGCGAACTGCTGGTAGAGGCCGAGCATCCAACCGGCGCCGGCCGCGCTGGCGTTGTAGAGGGCGGCGCGTGACTTGGGGCTCAGGGCGGCGTCGGCGCGGTCGCGGGTGCGGGTGAGGACAGCGGGCATGTGGGGGCGCGGGTAGTAGTCGGGCTGCGTCTGCCACCAGCCGGGCCCGGACGGCGCGCTGCCCTTCGCCGCCGGTTCCTCCTCGTCGACGGGCCCGGGGTCGTCCTCGTCGTAGAGGTCGTTCCACCAGTCGTCGGCGGCCGGCGCGGGCTCGTACCCGGCAGGCAATGCCGGTGGGGCAGCAGGGGGTCCGGCGTCATACCCGACGCCCCGCTTGCGGAGGATGCCGCGCATCCGGAGCTCGTCGGCGCCCGGCTTCGAGCCGCTCATCGCGCGCCGCCCTGGCTCGCGGTGGCGCGGTCGTCGCGCGCCCGGCTCGACTCGCTGCCGCGCCAGGCGGCGCGCCGGGCCGCGGCGGCAATGGTGACGGCGCGCTCCAGTGGCGCGGGCAGGCGGCCGGTGCGCGGGTCGACGAGGAGGTTGAGGTCCTGGATGAGTCGCGGGTTCAAGTCGTGGACGAGCCACGGCTTCACTGGGTTGCCGCTGGTCGGCATGGGTGGCGCGGGCGTGGCTCGGCCTGGCTCGCTGATGGCGTGCACGGCCGTCACGGCGGGTGGCGCGTCCGGCGCGGCCTGCGGCTCACCCGGCTCGGCGACGGGTGGCTCGGTGGCTCGCAGGTCGCGCGCCACGGCGTCCTTGCTGATGCCGAGCTGGCGGGCGATGGCGCGGTTGGAGTGGCCTGCCGCGTGCAGTTGGCGCACGGTTGCGCGGCGCTGTTCGAGTGCGGCGGGCGGCGTGGTCATGAGGGGCTCCAGGTGGCAAGGAGGAGGGGGCCGTCCCCGAGGGGGGTGGGCTCGGGGTCGGCGGTCAGCGGGCGGTGAACGCGATCTGCAACGTGGTCTCGGACTCCAGGTCGCGGAGCTTCACGAGGGGGATGCGCACCGTGTCGTCGTCCGCCAGCACGGCGGCCGGCGCGGGCGCGGTGTCGAGGGTGACTTCCGCGCCGTTCTGGCGGGTGCCCCAGCCGGTGCGGGCGCAGGTGGCCATGCCGTACCAGCGCATCACCCGGAGCACGGTCCACGAGCCGACGACGGCGAGCGGCATGAGCAGCCAGGTGACGGCGCGGGAGCGGATGCGTTCGTCGGAGCGGATGACGCCGAGGTAGCGGAGGGCTTGGGCCCATCCGATGAGGAACGGCACTATCAAGAAGCTCGCGGGCGGGATGTCGCCGTACCGGAGCGGTTCGACGATCAGGAGCCAGCCCAGGACCGCGGTGGACAGGGCGACTTGGAACCAGCGCAGCAGGTGAGCCCAGTACGCCCACCCGGTCACCGGCAGGTAGCGCATGCGCCACAGGGAGCGGATCGTCGAGCCGCGCATCCAGCGGCAATACATAGCGAGGAAGTGACGAGGCCGCTCGGGCAGCGCGGTGAACACCACGGCGCTCGGCTGCTGGACCGTGCGGCCACGGAGCAGCGCGTACAGGGTCAGCAGGCTGTCGTCGGAGAACATCACCGGGCGGCCCATGAACGTCTCGTTCAGGTAGGAGTCGAGGTTGTCGCGGATCACCTCGGCCCGGTACGCGGCGAGCGGGCCCGAGTTGACGAGTACCGAGCCCATCGCGGACAGCGCGGACCGGTCGGTCAGTTGGCCGGTGACGAACCACAGGTCCGTGACGCGGGTGAGGAGGTTGGCCCGGTGGTTGGTGGCGAGGACGACGCCGGCCACGGACTGCACCCGCGGCCGGGTGAACGGGAGGAGGATCTCCTCGACGGCGTTCGGTGCGAGGCACGAGTCGGAGTCGACGGTGATGTACACCTCCGCGTCCGAGCTGACGCGTACGGCCGCGCCCTGCGCATGCCGCTTCCCGCCGTTGACGGTCCGCTGCCACGTCGTCGTGATCCCGGCCTCGGCCGCGGCCCGCTCCCACCAGGCGCGCACCTGCGCGTAATCCCCGGACGTCGACCCGTCATCGACGACGTGCACGGAGTTCGGGCGGCGGGTCTGCGCGAGCATCGACTCCAGGCCGAGCCGCAGATAGCCGTCGTCTTCGTTGTACACGGGGATCAACACGGCGACGTGCAGCGCGTCGAGTTGGCGCCGCGCCCGCGCCGACGGCCGTCGGGTCCGCTCGCAGTGGTACATCAACGTCTGCGTGAGGAGCAGCAGGAACGTGGTGGCCCACACCGCGGCGAGACGACTGCCCGTCTGCTGCCCGTAGTGCGCGGCCTGGACGCCGTGGTGCGCGGCCCACACCGCCGCGGCCAGCAGTACGACGGCACCGGTGAGGATCGTGGTGGAGCGGTGCAGGTGGGCGCTCGGGGTTCTGGTCACTGCTCGCCTGCTGTCCTGCCGCGGCGGAAGCCGAAGCGGATGCAGAGTGCGCCGATGGCGACTATGCCGACGGCTACGCCGATCAGCCACCATCCGGTGATGACGGTGGTGCCGATGACGAGGGCGCCGGCGGTTCCGGTTCTGGCGAGCTGTGCGTTGTCAGACACGTGGGTCTTCCTGTTCGGGTTGAAGGGGCCGGGCCCCGCAGGGGAGTCGGGGCCCGGCCGGTCTGTGGTGGGTCAGAGCGCCAGGCCGAGGAGCGCCGCCGCGGCGGCGAGGACGGTGAGGAGCAGCAGGAACAGGGCGCCGCATCCGGTCTGCGGCTCGTTGTCGTACGAGGCGCGGTCCTGGAGCTGGCGCTGCGAGTGGCCGCGCTGGCGATCCCGGTGCTTGCTGTCGCGGGGGCGGTGCCATTCGCCGCCGAAGGTGTCCGGCATCAGACGCCACCCCCGGCGGTCCCGGTCCCGGAGCAGCCGTTGCAGTACTGCCAGGTCTCGACGGTGACGCCGTCGTGGCTGGTGTTGATGGTGCGTCCGCCGTCGCCGCTGCACGCGGTACACGTGCGGGGGCTGTGCTGCTCAGGGGGCTGATCGGTACGCTCGGGCATGCCTGCCTCTTCGTGGAGTTGAAGGTGGGTGCCCCCGGTCCATGTGGAGTTCCAGCTCCGGACCGGGGGCTTTGTTGATCACGGTGGAGGCGGACCTCCGTACCGTTGTGTAGTCAAGCTACACGCGTGTAGGCTTCCTACACAAGACGGCACGTAAGGATCCGCCTCCCGAACCCCGGAGAGGAACGGACATGGACGACCGGGCGGAGGAGGTGCGGCGCGTGCGCGAAGCCATCGCCGGTGTAGCCGTAGATGTGGCTCCCGCAGAGCGGGCGCGGCGGCTGGACGCAGCCATGGACGCGGCTCGTCTGGAGTGGAGACGGCGGCGGAAAGAGGCTGTGCAGGAAATGAGCGACGGCGGGATGACCTACCGCCAGATCGCCAAGGAGTTGAGCATCAGCTTCGGGCGCGTCCGGCAGATCCTCGCCGAGGAGCTGGAACCGGAGCCGGAGGAGTGAGCGGCGTGGATTTTGTGCAGTGGCTGCGCGACCAACTCGACATCGACGCGGCGCGCGCAACGGCTGCGGCTGAGGAAGACGGCCCCGACTGGCATTACGACGGGCACGCCGTCATCACTCGCCGAGAGGGCGACCTCGTGGCAGTCGGGTCGCAGGACTTCATGGAGTCGGAGCGCGGCGCGTTCATCGCTGCGCATGATCCGGCTCGGGTGCTGCGGGAGATCGAAGCGAAGCGGCAGCTCGTCGAACGGTACGAGCGTGCGATGGAGAACCGACGCGCTCACCCTGACGACCTCGCGTCCGCTGGCGCGCTCCTCGCGCTACACGGAGCCGTCAAGCTCCTCGCCCTGCCCTACGCGGACCGGCCCGGCTACCGCGAGGAGTGGCGGCCGTGACCGGGCGGAAGCGGGTCGATTGGCCGCCGCACGTGCGCGTGCTCCTCGGGGAAGACCTACGCCTGTCGTACGAGGCAGCCCGCACGGCAGAGACCGCATTCAAGATCCGCGTATACATTGCGGTCGAGCAGGGGCTGACCACCAGTGAGGTTGCCGAGGACCTCGACCTGTCGCAGCAGACTGTGAGCAGGTACCGGATGCAGGGTGAGGCTGCGTACCGGGAGCGGCTGGCAGCAAGCGAGTAGCCGCACGCGACGAAGCCCGGCCGAGAACGGCCGGGCTTCTGTGTGTCCGCGGTCAGGCTACGCCGACATGCGCCACCGCCCAGCCCGCGCGAGGCTGGAGCCATGGCCGAGCAGCGAGTGATCGTGTACCCGCCGTCCCCGACAGGCGGCCGGCGGGTGCGTGTGGACGCGGAGATCCTCGGCACCGCGTACTCGCTGCATGACCTGACCGTCTTCCTTGAGCGTGCCGGGTTGGAGGGGTGGGATGAGGTGGATGTGGCGAACTCGGACCTGATCGAGTGGCATGGCGGCGGGCCCGAGGTGTGGACGGCGCCGTGACGCGTGGGCGCCCGCCTCGGGATGGTGAGGCGGGCGCGCGTTCAAGATGGCACGGGCGTCAAGCCGGGTGCTGCCACGTCGTCAGCGGCGTCTCCTCGCCCGCGAACGGGCACAGTCCACTCTCGTGCTCGCACCGCCGGTCCCGGGCCTGGATGCACAGTTCCAGTTCCCGGCGGCCGGACGCGAACGATGGGCTCGGCTCCCGCTCGTAGGGTTCACGCGGGGTACGGGCGACGATCCAGTCGGGGCCGACTGCTTCGATGCGGACGCAGTCGTAGTGGTCGCGGCCGAACGCTCCGTGGGCGTGGCCGTGGATGATGTCGCCTGGTGCGAGGGGGCGGTCGGTCACGGCTGCTCCTCTGCGATGGGCACGTACCCGCTGGTCTTCTTCAGCTCCGGCTCCAGGATCTTGATCGCCTTGTCCTTCGGCGACGGCGCCAGCGGGCGGGTGCCGATGAACGTGGCGATCAGGTTCCCGTACATGGCTTCGGCGAGCCCATCGGGGAGGAGAGAGGGGCCAGACGGTGCCGGGCGTTCAGGCTCGGGCCGGTCCAACTCCGCCCGCTGCTCCACTGTGAGCCCGTACCCCTCGGCCAGGGCCTGGAGCGTCTCGCAGTCGTTGGTGTGCCGGACTTCGTGGCCGTACTCGCTGTCGATGCCGCAGCCGTCGCAGGCGTACGGGTCCCAGGTTCCGCCGGCGGGCGTGTGGATGGCGAGGATCTTCCGGTCGGCGGCGCACCGGCGCAGCACGGCGGCCGGGGACCCGGCCTGCTGGTAGTGCTCGGCCACGTGCTCGTCGGCGACGTCGAAGTACACGAACTCGTCGAGCGCGCGCCGGGCAGTCTCCTCGACGGCGTTGATCTGTTGAGTGATCCAGCCGTGCAGGTCAGGCACCGGACATCTCCTTCACGTCTGTGGCCGGGCGCGGCCACGGCACGGCTATCCCCTCGGCGAGCATGTCGGTGTTGAGGCACGCCCCGTCCGGCGTGGAGATCGTGCCCAGTAGGCGGCCGTAGTTGTCGGCCCGGTCCTTCTGCGTGCGCACCGTCATGATGCAGTCGGGGGCGTGCTTCGCAAACCAGGCGCCAACCCATTCGCGCGCCTGCTGCCCTTCGGGGGTGGAGAGTTCGGGTGCGTTGAGGCCGGCGGCGCGGATGCGGACACCGTGCTGCCAGACGTGCATGCCGAGGTCGATGTCGAGTATCCAGGTGTCGGCGTCGACGATGCGGGTGAGGCGGGCGGCGTACTCATACATGGGGCTGCTCCTTGGTCGGGTTGAGGACTGCGTGCCAGCGGTTCATGTCGTCGGGGTGGATGGCGCCTTCGAGGAGGTGGCCAGCGATCACGCCGTCATCTCGCCGGGCTGTGGTGAACGCGTTGAGGACTTCGCGGAGGGTGGCGGTGAGCAGCTCGGCCCGCTCGTGGCTGCGCTCGGCGCGGTCGACGAGGCTGCCGTACACCCGGCGTAGGCCGGCGGGGTCGCAGGTGTGGCCGGGTTGGAATCGGGTGCCGCAGAGGATGCAGTAGCGGTGCGCCGTGGCGTCGGCTGCGAGTTGCCGCCCGCATCGTGCGCCCTTCAGCCACTCGCGGACGTCGCCGGTCGTGATGGGCTGCTGTTCCCGGTCGGCGATGTCGCAGCACTCGCCGACGAAGGCGAGGGCGTCCTGCGCCCGGTAGAGGTCGATGCTGAGTTCGTCGGCCAGGTCGCGGGCTTCGTCGGCGGTCAGTTCGGTGTCGACGGGTTCGGTCGCTTGGGTCGCTGCCGGGCCGGACGACACGGGCTCGCCGTCGACCGCCGTGCGCAGGATCCGTGCCCAGTGCCGCGCCCCGGTGATGTTCTCCATGTCGGCGATCACGTCACGGACTCGGGCGAGCGCCACCCACGCGTGACGCTGCTCGCCGAGGCGCTTTTTGTGGTCCATGAAGAAGCAATCTCGGCCCCGCGCGCTGTCCCGCTGAAGTGCGGTGACGACGTTGAGCCGCTGCTCCAGGGTGGCGCGGTTCCACTGCCAGATCCATTGACCGGGGGTGGGCTCGATGAGCGGGTCCCCGCCGGGTTCTTCGCCTGCACCAAGGCGTTCCAACTCGGTCTCGGCTACGAGGACACGGGCGGTGAGGATGGCTACCTCGTGGGTGCCGTGCAGCAGTTCGTCGGCCGCGCTCGGGTTGGGGCATTCGAGGCGGGAGCAGGTGACCCAGCCGCCCGTCCCGATGAACAGGCTTTCGCCTCGGCATGCGGGGCAACGGCCGTGGATGCTGGGGAAGGTCTTGGGTTGTTCGGTCACGTCTTCCTCCGTGCTGCGCGCTGCATGGCGCGCCTGGTCTCGCGGTTCGGGGGCTCGGGCTCGCGCCAGCCGAAGGGGGACTCGCCGTCGTCCAGGCCGACGACCACCTCGGCGGTGATGAGGGCGGTCTCCCAGTTGCTGCCGGGGGTGCCCGCGCGTTCACCGCGCGGGCTGGACGTGGGGCCGGTCATGCGGCGTCGCCCATGTCGAGCCCGGCGACGATCGCGTCGAAGTGGGCACGCTGCTCCGTCATGAACGCGGAATCGGCGGCGATCGCGGCCTCGTCGGCGCAGGGGCAGCCGGGTGCGGGTGGGGTGTGGGGGCGGGTGCGGTAGCCGATGGTCCAGCCGGCGGCGAGGGTGAAGGTGGCGACGAGCGCGGCGATCACGTCTGGCCTCCTGCTGCTTGGCGTGCGGTGTCGCGGATGCCTGCGATGAGTTCCTCGACGCGGTCGGCGGGGATGCGGACGATGACGTGGTCGCAGCAGTCTTCGACGGTGAGCGTGACGACGGGTGTGCCCTTGTGGTTGTCGGGGCTGACGGTGATGTGGCGGTCGCCGTCGGGGTCGGTGTAGCGGAACGTCATCGCTGCTCCTTGGTGCACCAGGGGCCGTTGTCGTCGTCGTCGGGTTCGGGGTCGCGGTGGGTCATCGCTGCACCTCCGGGTCGATCAAGTCCGCGGCGAAGTCCATGACCTTCGTGGCCTGCACCGCACCCCGCGTTTCCTCCCGCGTGGACCTGATCCGTTCGGCGAGGTGGTGGGCGTAGGCGTCGATGGCGCGCGCCATCTCGGCTTCCTCGACGTCCCCGTGCCGCATGGCGAGGAGGAACGCGGCAGGGTCTTTGGCGTGTTCGGCGCGGCAGCAACGTCGGTCGGAGAGGTGGACGTTGTGGTCTGCGAAGGCCTGGACGATGGCGGGGTCGTCGAGGAAGTCTTCGAGGCTTTCGTCTTCGGTGTCCCAGTCGCCGTCTTGGAGGCGGTCGATGAGGTCGCCGAGGACTTTCCGCTTGGTGGTGTCGTCGGCTCCGGCGTCGATGAGGGAGCGGGCGACGGGGTTGAAGATCTCGTTAGCGCTGGACCATCCCATGTCAGCGGGCCTTTCGGTTGCGTTCGCGGCGGATGAGGACGGCGAGGACGACGGCGGCGATGAGGAAGATCAGCGGGCAGGCGGCGCCGAGGATGCGGGCGAGGTTCATGCGGCGTCCTCGTAGTCGTGGGGCTGTCGTGCCCATGAGGGCGGTGTGCGCCTCTGTGAGGCTCGTTGGGGTGCGTTGGCGTCGCGGGAGCCGCACGGGACGGGCTGCGGCCGGGAGTCGGGCGCGTGGCGCTTCCTGACGGCACGCCAGGCCCACGCTCCGCTGAGTACGAGCGTGAACAGGGCGGCGGTGGCGACGAACGCGCCCGCGGCGATCCAGAGGAGGAGGGCGTGGCAGACGATGAACAGGGTGTCGATGGCCTCAGCGATCACGAGGTCGGCTCCTCTCGCGGCACAAGGCCGAGGACGACCGCCGACGTGCACGGCCAGTCCACGGAGTCCCGCCGCCACGGACCGGAGTCCATAGGGATCATGCGCAGGCAGCGGACGCACACCTCGCGCTCCTCGGTGTCGCCGCAGCGTTCGCAGCCGCCGCAGTAGCCGTCGTTGATCCAGACGGGCTGGTGGCCGAAGGTCTCGGTGGCCATGGTCAGGCCTCCTTCGGCTGCTGCGCCCCGACGGCGGTGGGTTCGTCGTCTGCGAGTTCGCGGCAGGCCGGGCAGGAGTCGGGCCCGACGGGGATGGTGTGGACGCAGCAGTCCACGCCGTCGTCACGCCGGTAGTGGGCGGGTGGCGTGAACGGTGCGGGCGCCTCCTGTACGGGCGCGGAAACGGCTGCCTTGGCCGCGCGGCGCGCGACGCCGGCGGCCTCATGCCATTCCTGCGCCCGCTCTTCCAGGCTCGGCCGCATCTGCTCCTCGGCGAGCTCGGACAGTTCCCCGGCCCGTTCCTGGAGCGCAGCCACGATGACGGCGACGACGTCCGGGGTGGGCTGCTGCGCCTCGTCGGCCATGCGGCGCAGTCGGTCGAGCGCGGCCCGGTCCTCATCGGTGAACCCGTCCCCGAAGGACATCTCGTCGGCGGCCTGGTCGAGGGCGAAGGTAAGGAACTGCCGCTCGGCGTCGGTAAGGACGGCGGCCCGGTCGGCGGGCGCAGACGGCACAGCGGCAGGCGCGGCGGCCCGGGAGGCGTCGTAGGCCGCGAGCAACTCCTCAGCCTCATCCCACGGCATGCCGTGCGCCTCAGGGACGGGATGCCAGTCGGGCGAGGACAGGGCGGACAGGACGGCGATGCGGGGGTCGGTCATGCTGCTGCTCCTTGATCGTGCGAGAGGATGGGAGGGCCGGCCGCCCGCGGCTCCAACGCGGGCGGCCGGTCCTGCTGTGGTCACTCGCAGATGACGCACCGGTGGTCGGCGATCTCGTTGTCGTGGCAGCGGTCGACGCAGCCGCGGCAGTACGGGGTGAGGTGGTAGCGGGCGTGCCCGTCGAAGCTGGCGTCCGTGGAATCGAACGGCTGCTTGCACTTGCCGCACGCCTCGGACTCGACGGCGGCCGGCTGCTCCTCGTCGGGGCTGCCCGCGTGCTCCGGGCAGAAGTCGTCCCCGTCCGTCGTGTGCTCCCAGCCCTCGGTGTCGACGAGGTGCTTCCGGGCGACGGCGAGGCGTTCGTCGCTGCTCATGTCCTCGCGGACCATGTAGTCACCGGTGTGCTTGGTGCCGCAGTGGTCGCAGAACACGGTGATCTGCGTGGGGTAGTACGGGCTTTCGGGGTCGCGGAGGATCGCGGAAACGATCTCGGGTGTGAGGGGTGCGGGCTGGTCGGTCATGGTGTGCTCCTGACTGGTTGTTCAGTACGGGTGGTGGTTGCTGACTGGCTGGTCAGTGGTTTTGGCGTGGGGTTTCGTTGGTGACGGGAACGTCAGCAAGACGCGGGGCTCGGTGCGTTGGCGAGTTCGAGGAGCGCGTCGGCGTGGCAGGGCTGGCCGAGCGGGCACCAGCACATGAGGTCTCGGCCCGCCAGCTGCTCACGCGCGGCCACAGCAAGCTCCGGGCGCTGAGCCAGCCAGCGCCGGTACAGCTCGACTGCCTGTTCGGGGGTGGCGTCCTGGACGAGGTGCCACGTGACGGTCTTGTCGGGGTGGATGAAGGCGTGCTGTTGGCCGGACGTCTTGCCGAGGCGTCCCTCCTGCTCCCATTCGGTGCCGTCGAGAGCTGGGTAGCGGACCTGCGTGCAGGGGTTGCCCCATCGGCTGCCGCGGCCGACGTACACGGCGTCTGCGGGTGCGCGCCAGCCTTTGGTGCGGCGGCGTTGGATGCGGCGGGGTTGGGTGTCGAGGGCGATCTGTCGGGTGGTCACGGTGGTGTGTCCGTTCGTGTGGGTGGGGTGGTGGGCGGGTGCGGTCAGGCGGCGCCGTGGTGGTGGTCGTCGTCTGCCTGGGGGTGGTTGGGCCTGTCGGGGTGGCTGCCGGTCTTGGGGTCGCAGCCGAGGCATGTCTCGTATCCGCGGTCCTTGCGGTAGCCGTGGAGAGGCTTGGTGCAGACGGTGCAGAGGGGTTCGTCTGTGGCACCTGCGGCGGGCCTTCCCTCCCCCTTCCCCTCTCGTAGAGGGGGGGAAGGGGGGGAAGGGGGGGTTTCCGCAGGTTCCCGCGGGGTTTCCGGGGAATGGTTGACCTGGGGTTTTTGCGATCCCTTTGAAGTTTCCGGGGAACGTTCCCCGGGAACCCCTTCCGGGAAGGTCTCCGGGAAGGTTTCCCGGGAACCCGAGTTGTCACGGTTTTTCCGCATCCGGACCGCGTCGGCGATCTTGTCTTTGCCTGCCCTGATCTCGGCCGCCGCGAGGGCCTTGATCGTGCGCGGGTTGCCTGCGTCGTTCGGTAGGCCGAGGTCGTCGATCTTCTGGATCAGCCACTCCACCGAGCCCTCGGCGGCCTGCTCCATGCGGTCGTATTCCATGAGGACGTGGCGGGTGCAGCCGGGCCGGTAGCGGTCGCCGTCCTTCTGCGACTGGCGCATGACGACGAAGGCGTCCGGGCCGATTCCGGTGCGCGTGTGGGTCCGCTTCAGCACGAGCGTGCCGCCGCCCTGCGCCCTGAGCTCCCACACGTGGTCGACGTCCTGGGTCTTCGCCGACGAGCCGCGGGCGCCGCGCTCGCCGTCCTTGCCCATGTGGTCGAGGCGCACCGACGCGATGCCCGCGCGCTTCAGCGGCAGCAGCGTGTGCCGGTACAGGGACAGCCAGGTGTCGGCGTCGTTCTCGGGGCCGGAGATGAACCGGGACACGGTGTCGAGGCAGACGAGTTGGGCCTCGGACTCCTTGACCATGGCCATCAGGTCGGCGCCGCCACCCGCAGTGTCGAGGGGGCGGATGGGCGGGAAGGATGCGTAGGTCATCAGGCCCATGCGGCCGGGGCCTGCCCCGTAGGACAGGAAGCGTTCCTGAATGTCCTGGTGGCCGTTCTCCGCGTCGACGTACAGCAGGGGGATCGGGGCCTGTGGGCGGTCACCGAGGAAGCTTTGGCCGGTGGCCATGCGCCACAGCCACTCTTGGACGACCAGCGACTTACCGGCCTTGCCCTCACCGACGATGGTGATCTGCTGGCCGGGGGCGAGGAGTCGGCCGGGCAGGAGCTGGACTTGGCCGAAGTCGGTGGCGAAGAACGGGTTCCAGTCGATGAACGCGGTGGTGAGGTGTGAGGGGCCGTGGCCGGTGGCGGCACGCCGGGCTTCGTACTGGCGGTGGTCGTCGTCGAGCTTGTCGAGTTCCTCGCCGGTCGCGCCGCGGGCGATCTCGACCTTGATGCGGTTGGCGTGTTCGTCGTGGCGGCGGACGCGGGCCTTGTCGGCGATCTGTACGGCGAAGGCCTGCGCCATGGTGGCGGAGATGGTCTGGGCGCCGAGGCGTTCGAGGAGGCGCCCTTCGTCGACCTCGCGGAGCCGCTTCAGCTTCTCGATCTCGCCGCGGACGGTGACCGGGTGGAGGGCCTTGTCTTCGGCGACCATGCCGCCGACGACGTCCCAGATGAGGCGTATGGCGGGCTGGTAGATGTCGTCGCGGTCGATGACCTCGGCGGATTCGAGGTAGGCGGTGCGGCTGTGCATGATGACGCCGGCGACCCAGTTTTCGGCCTCGGCGTCGTGGGGGCTGGTGCGTGTGAGGCCGTCCTGGTCCGCCTGGTCGCGCGGCATGTGGCGGACGTTGTCCACGGGCGGGCTCCTCTTAGAACAAGGTGGTGGGTTCGGCGGGCGGGCATCGGTGGTCGGCGACGTGGTCGCCGCGGGGGCAGTCGGGTGGGTGCCAGGGGTCGAGCCAGAGGAGTCGCCGGTGGCCGAACTGGTTGGTGCGCAGGCACCAGATGAGGCGGTTGGGCTCACGGAGTTCGGTCTGCTGCTCGGGGGTGAGCGGGGTGAGGTCGGCGATGACGTTGAGTGCCGCGCGCTCGCCGACGAGCTGCTTGATGACGGGGGTCCGGCACGCGGGGCAGCGCTTGGGGTCGCCGCCCCGCGGCCGGGCTGCCATCAGGCCGACGTCCCGTTCAAGACCGGAACGGTGATCTGCTCACCGATCGCCTTGACCACGTCCGCGAACGCGGTACGCAGGACGTCGCCGGGCCGGTCGAGCTTGTAGCCCATCGTCAGGACGCCGTCGCGGCCGATCCTGTACCGGAAGCGCGCCGTGACCTTGTAGCCCACGCTGCCCTCGAACGGGACCAGCCCGATCGTGAACACCTCGGGGACGGTGAGTTCGCCCCGCTGCCCGGCCTTCGTGGTCGTCGTCTCGACGTACTGGAGCTTCCGCTGCCCGCTGGACAGGCGGGTCGCCGACTGGAACTCGGCTTTGGTGACGGCCTGGATGGATTGGGCGATCTCCATCATGTCCGCGGCGACCGGGTCCAGGAGTTCGGGGACGTGCTCCTCGAGGAACTCGGCGAACGCCTCTTGCTTGAGGAGGACTCCGTCGTTGGCTTTCCACTGCTGCCACGCCTCGGTGGTGCGCAGGGCGAGGCTGACGCGGTGGTCGCCCCAGCGGGCGATGTCGCGGCTGTGGGCGTCGAGGACGGCGGTGACGGTGAGGCGCTCGCTGTCGGCGTACACCTCGGTGTTGTCGTCGCTGTGCTTGGCGAAGTAGGTGAGGAAGCTGGCGGCGTCGCGGGTGGTGGTGGTGCCGCGCTTGCGGGTGGGGGCGTCCTTGTACTGCTCGCCGGTGAGGTCGACTTCGCGGATGCCGGTGGCGGTGTGGAACGCGTAGTACTTGCCGGGCTCCAGCTCGGCCGGCGCGGCGGCGCGGGTAGCGGTGTCGACGATGGTCTGTGCTTCGCCGTTGGTGCTGCTGAGTTCGGTGTAGGCCATGGGTCAGGCGTCCTTGAAGGTGTTGGTGGCGGGTGCGGAGCGGAACTCGATGGAGAGCTGCCGCGGGTCCTCGCGGACGGGCAGGCCGTCGTCGTCGAGGAAGTAGAGGGACTTCACCGGGGTGGGCTTGGGGGCCTTCACCGCGGACTCGACACCGATCGGCAGGGGCGCTGAGTCGACGCCGTTCGCCGGGGGCTCGACGACGATCGTGATCGTCATCGCCCCCTTCTTGCCGTGGGCGCGGACCGCCTCCAGCAGGGTGTGGAACTCGGCGGACAGCTCCTCCTCGGTGCGGCCGTTGAGGTGGCTGGCGAGGAATGCGGCGACGGGCGCCTTCTCGGTGATCTCGCCGGTGGTGGGGTCGGTGTGGGTGGTCATGCGGGGTGTTGTTCCTTTCGGTGGTTCACCGCGGCTTGTGCGGCGCGGTACGTCTCGGGTGTGGAGCGGCGTTTCCCGGAGGCGACGGCCCGGTTGTCGTGGACGCGGCTGTCGTTGATCGGGCTTGGCGTGGTCCAGGCGCCGGCGGGCATGCCGGGGCCGGGTTGGGGTTCGGGTTGTCCGGCGAGCGCCCACGGCGCGTGGGCGCTACAGCGCCAGCCACACGGGTAGAGGCGGCTGCGGCCGGTGTGCTGGCCGGTTGGGGTGTCGCAGGGCTGCGGCTCGCGGCTGCTCATGCGGCGGCCTTGGTGGTGCCGGTGCGGCGCAGCCGGTTGTCCGCGTCCGTGTTCGCCTGTCGGCACGGAGCGCACGCAACGTCGCCGTGCTTCTTGTGTCGCTGGTATCCGGCACGGGTGCCGCACGTGGCCTCGGAGTCGCGGATACGTCCGTCAGTGAGGTGGTCGGCGCGGAAGCAGTCCCTGCCGCAGGTGCGGCGTACTGGCCCTTCGGGTTCGCGGGCGTGGCCGATGATGAACGCGGCTTGTAGGGCCGTGTACTTGGCTCCCTGGAACTTCAGCTGCACGCCGCCATACCAGGTGAGATGCCCGTCGTCGGTGCGCACGGTGCGGCGGGCGAAGGCCTCGGCCAGGGTCTTCGGCGGGGCTTCCTTGGGCTGTGGTGGCTTGGGGAGTTGGGTGCCTGCGGTGCCGGGGCGGCCGACTGTCTTGGCGAGTTCGCGGCGTTCGCTGGGTTTCATGCCGCCGCGGATGCCGTGCTCGTTGTCGTCGGTACGGATGGCATCCGTCAGGCATTCCGACCGCACGGGGCATCGGGCGCAGAACTGCTTGGCGTACGCGATCCCGGCCTCGTTGTTGTCCGGGAACATTGCGTCTGGTTCGTCGATGCAGGCGCCCTCCTTGACCCACTGTCCGGTGGGTTCGACGGTGTCGGGGAAGGCGTCGGCCAGCTTCACGACGCACCCCCGAAGATCGCCGCGTACGCCTTCCGGTTCTTCTCCCGCATCGGCCGGTCCTCGACATGGGCGGGCGCCACGCACCCCTCCCGCTCGCAGCCCGTCTTCACGAATCCGACGGGCTCACGGCCGTGCCCGACGACGAACGCGGCCCGGTATGCGGTGTAGCGCCGCCCGTTGAAGCGGAAGACCGGGCACGGCCCGTCGTACTGGCCGGCCCATTCCATGTGGCCGCCAGCAGTGGCGCGGGTGCGATCGGCGAAGGCCCGTTCAAGAGAGAGCTGAGGCTTGGTGCCCGGCCTGCACTTGGGGATGTCCAGGATGTTCCTGGCGGCGGAAACCGTCTTGTGTGAGACGTGGGCGCGGGCTGCGGTCTGAGTGATGGTCATGCCCGCTCGGAGCATGTCGGCGATGTCGGCGCGGATCTTCATCGGGCCACCGCCGGAACGTTCTCGGGCCACGCCACCGCATCGAGCGCGCGGCGGTGGGTGTCAGGGACGACGGCGAGCGGGTAGCCCAGCCAGTGCAGACCGATGGCCGCGAGGATCACGCTGTCGGCCTGGTCGTAGCTCCCACGCCCTTCGCAGGGCACGCTGTACCGTTCGACCACCGCGTCGCGGACCATGCCTTTCGCGACGGTCTTCCGCTTGTTGGCCGGGTAGTCCTTGGCGGGGTTGGCCGCGCCGGTGGCGTAGATGATGCGGTGCTGCGGGTAGCAGACCGCGAGCGGGATGCGGCGGCGCCACAGGTCGTGCTTGACGAGGCCGCGGAGGTAGGTCATCTCTTCGACGCCGGGCCGGTAGCCCAGCGACATGGCGGGGCCTTCCATGACGACGAGGCTGGTTTCGTCGGGGATGCGTTCGTGGACGCTGCGGCGGTGGAATTCGAGGCGGGCGTGGCCGTCGAGGTTCTTGGGGATGAGGGCTTCGGCGGTGAGGCCGTTGCTGATGCCGGTGGAGGTGAGGGAGAGGTCGAGGCCGTAGACGGTGGGCCATGCGTCGGCCGTCAGCCGGGGTCCGGCCGCCGCGGGGGCGGCCGGGGTGGTGTTGTCGAAGAGGGTGGGTGCGGTGGTCACTGGTCCCCCTCAGCGGTCGTGGTGGTCAAGCAGTGGCCGCAGGTGTGCGAGCCATCGACGTGTACGACGGACGGCATCTCCTGCCCGCACGGCCCGGAGCACGGCTTCCACGCCTGCGTGAGGACGCCCTGCACGGGCGGCGTCGTGTACGGGGACGGCTTGCCGATCAGGTCGTCGAGCGGCACGGACGTCAGGCGGTGGCGGCCGGTGGTCCGGCCGAAGTAGCGCGAGGTGAGCTTCACGACTCGGTCACCTCCCGCGCTGCCTCGGCGTGCTCACGCAGTTGCCGGGCCTGCACTTCGTTCGACCGCTGCACGGTGAGGAGCTGCTCTTCGAGCGCGGCCCGCGCCTTCTGTGAGAGGCGCAGCTGACGGCGCACCTCCACGTCGCCGGGCAGCGGGCGGGGCTGCTGCACCGGGGCGTCCGGGGTCTTGTCGCGGAGGCGGGTGATCGTCTCGGCCTGCCGGGTGACGGTGGACAGGCGTTCCGCGGCGAGCTTCACGGCGTCGTCGCGTTCTTCGACGACCTCCTGATAGCGAGCGCGGAGGGCGGCATATCTCGGGCGGGCAACGAACATCACGCCTCACCCCCGACCGGGCGCAGCGGCCATGAGCCGTCGATCACCGCGTTCGGGTCCCGCTTCCCCTCAGGGGCCTTCGTCCGCAACCACTGCTGGAAGCTGACCGCGTTCTCCCACGCCCACTGCTTCTGCCGCTGGTGCAGGTCCTCGACGGACAATCCGGCGAGGGAGTCGAAGCGCTGCGTGCGCATCTGGTGCACCCACACGGGGCGTTCAGCCCGCGGCCGGTGTGCGATGGCGCCCATGCAGTACGCGGCCCGCGCCGACATCAGCGCGTCGTACTCCGCGCCGTGTGCCGCGGCCTCATCCCAGCCCAGCCCGTACGTCTCCGCGGTGGTCCGCATCTGGTACGGGCCCTGCGTCTCGGAGACGCGGCGGCGGAACGGTGCGACCTGCTTGTCGAGGATCATCGTGTCGATGACCCGGGCCAGCGGCTCGCGGCAGACCCCTTCGAGGCTGTCCCCGAGGTGACGATGGCTTTCCCTGTCGAGGAGGTTGAGGTCGTAGCCGCCGATGTTGTGGCCGACCAACGGGACCCCGCCGGCGACTACCTCGGCGACCGCCTTCGCGATCTCCGCGACGCCCTGCTCGGCCGGGGTGCCGTGTTCGGCGAGGTGCTCGTCGGTCAGGCCGTGGACGGCGATCGCGCCGGGCTCCTGTGCGATGCCGGGGTTGATCAGCCAGGTGCGGGTGTCGGTGTCGAGTCCGCCGCCGACGAGGATGAGGGCGCAGGACACGATGCGGGCGGTCTCCGGGTCCTTGTCGGACGACTCGAAGTCAAACGCCGCCATACGCTGGAGGTGCCAGGGGGTCACTGGTTACCCCCCGCGGCGCGCTCCTTGCCGATGCGGACGACCATGGCGCCGATCTGCTCTTCGTCGCCCACCTCGTTCGTGACCAGCGCCCCCAACTGGCGGGTGCTGCCGAGCTCGTGGTGGATCTGCCGCAGACGGCCGGCGCTGGTGTTCGGGTTGCAGATCTCATCGAGGTAGGTGGCCGCCGGACGGATCGGGTTCTCGCCCCGCTCGACGTGCACGGTGTCCGGGTCCTTGTCGTGCGTGGGCGTCAGGCCGCCTGTCAGGAGCAGCACCCGTAGTGCTACGGACTGCGCTTTCGCGGTGCCCTTGTCCGCCGAGTCGAGGGCCTCGCCCCGCGTCTTCAGCAGGACGGGCAGGGTGTCGCCCTTCGGGCCCATGACCATCCACGAGACGGTCACGGTGCACTCGCGCATCTTGTTGCCCTTGGACGTGGTGGTGTCCCGGTGCTCTGCCTCGATGTCGACGGGGAAGATGTTGATGCCGTGCTTCAGCGTGACGGGGCCGAAGGTGTTAACCACGGTGTCGATGCCGCGGAAGTTGAAGCGGGTGCCGCCGCCGTTGTACTGCTCCGACTTGGAGATGGCGCGGACTTCCTTGCGGACGCGGAGCCACGCGATGTGGACCGGGACCATCTCCGGGTCGCCGTCGCCCGGCTCGTAACCGGCCATCGGGTCCGGCGCCGGGCTGAACTCCTCGCCGGGCGGCAGCTCCTCGTTCGGGCGGTCGTGCTCATCGGCGGTCAGAGTGCGGCCCGCGGCCGCGGCTGCGTTCTCTCGCAGTCCCATGTCAGATGCCCCCCTTGTACGGCTTGGCGATGTCGATGCGTTCGGTCGGGTTGGCCTTCACACAGGCCTCGTAGGCGTCGGGCCAGCGCTCGGCGAGCTGCTCGAAGTCGACGCGCGGCGCGGCGTTGCTGGGCTCCAGCGAGTAGGCGCGCTCCCCGCCGATCAGTGCGGACTGTGCGTCGTCGAGGGCGGCGATCATGCGGGCCTTCGCTGCGGCCTTCGCCTTCTTCGCGGCGGACTCGGCGCGCTGGTGGGTGCCGTAGTCGAGGAGCGCGTCGAGGGCGTCGTCATGCCGGTCGATATCCACCGCACCGGAGCGCGTCGGGTGGAGGCGGCGGAACAGCCGGGTCAGAGCGTCGCCGTCACCGGTCGGCGCGGGCGGCACCTCGGCCTGTACGTGCTCGGTCCAGAAGTAGTCGACCGCGGTGGTGATGTCGGCCATCACGTCCGTGTACTGGTCGGCGCGGATGGTGCCTTGGTGGTAGTCGTTGCCGCCGATGAGGACGGCGTAGTGCATGTGCTCGTAGCCGTTGACGATGATCTGCCACAGCACCTGGGCGGTGACGTCGTCGGGCGCTCCGGTGTGCCATTGCGCGGACTTGAACGCGGACCGGGTTTTGATCTCCAGTGCGCACGGGGCCTGCTCGTCGGAGTCGAGCGGGCATTCGGTGACGCGCCGGTCGAGGGTGGTCATCCGGTGGGGGTGGTCCTGGTGGGCGACGAGCCCGACGCGGCGGATCACGCTGCGGTTCTGCATGGCCCAGCGGTCGGCGACGTTGGCCTCGTTGACGGTGCCCCAGTAGGCGGCCTCGCCTGCGTCGTCGACGTCGCGGCCGAGCTTGTCGTAGTAGACCTTCAGCGGCGGGGTGTAGTCGACGAGGCCGAGGATCGCGGGGACGTCGGAGGAGCCGATGCCGGAGCGGCGGGCCGCGAGCCAGTCGGCGCGGTCGGCGTCGGCGGGGAGGATGAGCCGACCGGTCGGTGTGACCTTCCGGCCGGCGGCCGGGGCGGTGGTGGCCCCGGCCTGCGCGGTGGTGCTCACGAGGTGGCGTCCTTCCGGAACTTGAGGGTGTAGAAGCGGCGCCCGGACTCCTCGTGCAGGACCAGGTGGCCCCAGGCACAGAGGTCGCGGAGGTCGCCGCGGGCGACGTGACGGAGTCGGCCGTCGGGCGCGTTCGGTGGGGCGAGCGGGGAGAGGCGGTAGAGGTCTTGGACCCGCTTGGTCGTCCACTCGCCGCGGTGGGTGCGGATGGCTTCGAGGAGTTGGGCGACGCGGCCGGTCGGTTCGGCGGGGGTGGCCGTCGCCGCCGAAGCGGTGGCCTTCTCCCCGATCAAGTCGGCCCGCTCGTCGAGGATGAGGGCGGCCTTGAGTAGACCGGTCTTCGTGCCGAGCGCCCCTTCGGGAACCTCTTCGCGTTCCACCCGGCGGAGGTTGCTGGCCTCGTTGCGCAGGACCTCGGCGCGGTAGGCGTTCGCCAGCCGGTGTGCCTCAATCGCGTCCAGCCGCAGGGACAGGGCAACGTGCAGTTCCATACGGGCGCTCATGCGGTGCCTCCTGGCGTCCAACCCGGGTAGTCCGAGTCGCACGAGCAGGCCTCCGGGCAGTCGCACGCCATCTGCATCCACACGTCCAGGCCAGGGCCCCTCAGTGCGTCCGCCTGCTGCCGGGCGACGAGCTCCTTCATGTCCGCCTGCAACTGGGTCAGCGGCACGCCGAGCTCGGGAATCGGGCGGGGCTTCGCGGGGATGCTCATGCGGCACCGCCAACACGCTGCGCCGGGATCGCTACCGACGGCGCCGGGGCGGCAGCCCGCAGCCGGTCAGCAAGCGCCGTCACAGCCCGACCGTGCAGAGGCAGTTCATAGCCCAGTGCGGTCGTCAGCTTCTCGACGAGCAGCGCCTCGGGCTCCCACCCGTCGTGCTGCCGGGCCTCGCCCCGGTCCTCGGCGATCTCCATGAGGAGGTCGAGGAGATCCGGGTTGTCGGCGATCGTGGTGAGCGTGGCGGTGAGGTAGTGCTCGACGTCGAGCATTGCCCCGGCCGGGGTGCGGCGGACGTACAGGCGGTACGGGCCGGTGATCGAGGGGCGGCGGAACAGGCGGTGCAGGTACAGGCGGATGCGGTTCATCGGGCACCGTCCTCGTCGACGTGGATCTCGGGCTTGCCGGTGCTGTCGTCGACCATGAGCTCCCACTCGCCGTCGATGTTCAGCGACTGGTTCCGGTCCGACGACGCGCACTGGTGGCAGAGCGTCGGGGTCTCGGCCGACAGCGCGGCGGCTTGGAGTTGTTCCGGGGTCGCGTCCTCGGGTGCCTCGAACTCGGCGACGCACGAGGCGGTTTGAATCAGTACGGCGCGGTACCTCATCGGGTTGCTCCCTTCGGGGAGTTGAGGAGAAGCACGAGCCCCAGCAGGGCATCGACAGCGGCGAGACGGGCCCAATCACGGGCGTTCAGCACGGTCAGCGCAGCGCGCTCCCGGGCTTCCGGGTCACGCAGAACACGCGGCGTCAGGTGCTCGACGTTGACGAACAGGAAGAACGGGACCAACGAGGAACCGAACAACGCGATCGCGAGGAGCACCGCGGCGACGACGTCAGCCGTCGAGGTCTGGTCGGCCATCACACGCCGCCCGTCTCGGGCAGGTCCCGGGGCACGCGGTACGTGTGGTGCAACGGCCCGTCGTGCGGGTCCTCGCGGAGGGCCTGCGTCGGAGTGAACAGCGCGGTCAGCTTGTCCGCCGACTCCGCAGCCTTCTCCGTCAGCGCGTACCGGATCGGCTCCTCAGCGGGCTCGTCACCCCGCACACCCGCGGCCGTCTCTGCGGCCCGCTGCGCGACAGTCACATCCGCGAGCGCGGCGTTCGTCGAATGCCGCTCCGACTCCAGCTCGGCGACGCGGGCCCGCTTCTCGCGGCACAGCCGGTCCAGCGTGTCCGCCCGGCCCATCTGCGCGGCCACACAGCCGTGCAGGTGCCGGATCTGCTCCACCGGGCTGAGGAGCCGAATCCCTTCGTGCTGCTCCCCGTAGGCCGCGGCCTCCAGCTCGGCGACCCGAGCCCGCAACCGCTCCAACTCCGCGGCCGTCTCCGGCGTCATCAGCAGCTGCGCCGACTCCAACGCCAGCGCGATACCCGCAGACGTCCGGTTCTGCGTCAACGCCGCGAGGATCACACCCGCCGCAGAGTTCACGAGACGTGTGTTCACGCCGCCACCTGCGCAACCAGCGCCGGGTACGACACCCACACATCGACCGTCACGTCACGCCACACGGCGCGGACGCTGTCGCTCATGCGGTGGTCGCCGTTGCGGTTGAAGTCCGTAGTACGAACCTCGCCACCAATGGCCTCGGCGTACGCGGCCACAACCGGCCTGCCGTCGGCATCCAGGACGAGCGTCCCGCACAGGGTGCCGGTGTCAGCGATCGTCCAGCCGACGGGCGGGAGTTCGGGGTGTTCGCGGAGCAGCTCGACGAGCGCCATAGCGGGCGCGAGCTGCGGGATAGGGTTGTGGTTCACGGTGATCCTCGTTTCTGGTGTTCATGAGGTGATCCGTTGGGGCCCCTGGACCTGGCCGTCCGGGCGGCCCCGCTTTTCTTTGGGGGATCAGGCGGTCGCGACGAGCAGTGAGTCCGGCTCCGCGTTCTCCGCGTGCCACTCCTCGCACTTCGCGAGGTTGAAGCGGCGCCCACGGCCGGCGTACGGCTCGACGGGCATCCCCTTCTTGATCCACTGGAGGACCTGCCAGTCGGAGACCCCGTAGTACGTCTCGACCTGCTTCTGAGTGAGCAGAGGGACGAGACCGGCCGGGAGGGGGGAGACGCGGTCAGTCTTCTTCGGCATTGGGTCTTGACCTTTCTACTGTCGTAGTTGAACGTGACGGCATGGCAAAGAGGTCCTGGAGGGGGGCGTTCGTCCTCCGATGCAGTGCCTCGGCGACGAACCAGGCGGTGTCCAACTCGCACTTGTCGCGAGCCGTTTTGCCGCGGCCGGCGAGGCGTCCGACGGTGGCCGGGCTGATGCCCTTGCCTGCCGGGTCCACTTCCTTTGTCGCCTCGGCGAGTTCTGGACCGGAGAGTCCGGCTCGCGCCATGGCTTCTCTGAGTGGCTTGCCTTCGGCCTTGCGGCTGAGTTTCGGCATGTGGACCCCGAGCCGGTTGTGAGGTGTGAGGCGCCTCCGGTTGAGGCGTTACGACATTTCTACAGTTGCTGTTGGAGCCGTGTCAACGGTTTCGCCGAGACTTGCCGAGTTGTGTCGTGGGTCCTACGCTTATCGAACGCCTGTTCTACGCTGGCAGCATATGCCGTGCGCAACGGCGCGTGACGGGGAGGTCGCGCGCCGCCATGTTTTGCGCCATGCTTCTACTTTCACTTGCGAAAAGTAGAAGCAGGCGGGCACTCTTGGCGCGTGGAGAACCCCGAGCACCCCCACGCCGAGGACTTCGCGCAGGCGCTTGCTGCCCTGAAGAAGGAATATCAGGTCAACGACAGCGAGGTCGCGCGCCGCATTGGCGTCTCTCCGGCCACCGTCAATACCTGGGTCCACCGCAAGCGCACCCCCCGCGCCGACGCCATCCGAACCCTCGCCGCCGCGTTCCCGAAGTTCCCTGAAGAGCGCCTCTTCGCGGCCGCCGGCCGCAAGGCTCCAGGCCCGGTCAGTCCCGATACTGCCGAGCGCCTGCTTGCACTCTTCCGCGAGCTCACCGAGGAGCAGCAGCGGATGAAGGAGATCGAGATGCGGGCGCTGCGGGACAGTAATCAGTCGGCCTGACGGCTCGTCAAAAAATCGCGTGCAACCTTTGCTTGGTTCGGTGGGTCTCCGCTAAACGGACCTAATCACTCCCTGTAATTCTATGCGCACAAATCCTGCACAGAGTGGTCGCATATTCCACCAACAGGGGGTACCTTCGAGCGCACGGCCGAGTCCTCCCCCTCTGGTCACACCTCGTCACTCGTGTACTCGGGGGGACCGCTATGTGTATCCGTGTTCAGTACGCACCTCTCTACTCACTTGCGCCGTGGGACGCATCCCGGCAGGTGATCACCATTCCTAACGATCTGTTGGGTGGGTTCGCTCTTCGTGCCGTTCGTGCCGTTCTTGCCGAACTGTCCATCCCGCAGGGTGAGTTCGGTGCACGCTGCTGGTGCGGGGATCCCATCCGGCTCCTCGCGCATGTACCTCAGCAGCGACGGAGCGGAGAGGTGATCAACCTTGGCGCGTAGAGCAGCCAACAACCCGCGGCAGATCCCCAGTAAAAGCTGCGGCTGCGCACGATGCCTGGAGGAGTACCCGCCCGATGAGTACGGCGAGCGCCGGCCTCGGCGGGACTGCGTCGGCTCGTGGCAGGCCCGCTACCGGGACCCGACCGGGCAGCAGAAGGCGAAGAACTTCCCCATCAAGGACGGGGGGAAGGCGGCCGCGGAGGCGTTCCTCGACAAGACCCGTACGGCAGTGCGTGAGCGTACGTACCGCGACCCTGAGCGGGGCAAGATCCGGCTCGGCAAGTGGTGGGCCGATTTCTGGGAGGTTGAGCAGGAGAAGGTCACCACCACCACCAGGAACCGGAAGCTCGGTCTGTGGCGCACGCACATCGAACCCATGTGGGGCGAGTATCGGCTGATCGATTTGGAGTACATGGCCCTTCAGAAGTGGCTCACCCGCGAGGTGAAGGGGTGGGAGACGCAGAAGAAGGTGAAGGAGCTGCTCGTCGCACTCCTCGACGCGGCCATCAAGGATGGGGAGCGCATCACGTCCAACCCGGCCACGCACCTCACGATGACGGCGACGAAGCCGGTGAAGCACCCGGATGACCTGAAGCCGCCGACGGCTGCACAGTACAGGCTGATCCATGCGGCACTCCCCGAGTACTACCAGCGGATCTTCCGGGACTTCGCCTATGAGACGGCCATGCGCCCGGGTGAGGTTGCGGGCGCGCGCCTGAGCTGTCTCAACGAGGAAGAGCGGCTCCTGTACGTCAAGGAGATCCTCGTCAGTGACAACGGGCGGCTTCGGCGGCAGGCGATGCCGAAGACCGAGGCTGGGTTCCGGGCGGTGCCGCTCACGCCGACGGCGTGGGAGGCCGTGCAGTGGATGATCGCCAGGTGGAAGCCGAAGGCGACCCGTTCGAAGGTCGGGGATGGCTACGACCTGCACAAGGGGGAGCTCATTTTCCGTGGGCCGCGCGGCGCCGCGCTGAACATCAACAACATCCGCCGGCCGTGGCGGCGGGCCTGCATTCAGGCGGGCGTGGCGCGGATGGTGGAGAACCCGGAGACGGGGCGTCCGGAGTGGTGGCCGCGGCCGTACGAGTACCGGCACGATGTGACCAGTCGCCTCCATCTCCAGGGTGTGTCGGAGCGGGACACGCAGGCGTTCCTCGGGCAGAAGCGTGGCGGCAAGGTGACGTGGATCTACACGCACGAGAGTGAGGGTGCGCGGGAGAGCGTGCGTGCTGCGCTCACGGGGGAGCAGGGAAGTGGACTCCGTGCTGTTGAGTGATCCATTAGGGAGGGAGTCCACATGGAGTCCACACACCCCCCTCGGGGGGTCTCGGCGACTCTCGGTGAATTCCGGATCTTGGTTGCCGAGGGAGGACGATCACGGCTCGGTGGGTCTCGGCGAGACTCGGAAACGCTGTCGTGTTCGAACGAAGCCCTTACAAGGCGGATGTCGGCGGTTCGAAACCGTCCGCGCCCACCAGGATAAGTAGCAGGTCAGCGGCCCTCCAGGGAATCCCCTGGGGGGCCGCTCCTGTGGTCGGAGTCCACATGGAGTCCACATCCCCGCGCGATCATTGGTATCGATCATCCGTATGGGGCAATGAAGTGCGGGTACAGGCCATCTATAGTGCGCAGCGGGACGAGGACGGCGCGGCTCCCCTCGCGCGCCAGACACAGGCTCGTTCGTGGCCTGCGGTGTTCGGGCGGGGAGGCCCGGCCCGCGGGCGGCGGCCCCCGCCGACTGGCTCGGCGGGGGTCGTCTGAGACAAACGTAGACCGCCCCACCCCATTACGGGGTGGGGCGGCTTGCTCTGACCGAGTCAGAGCGGCAGATGACGCAATCCGACGGACACAGGTACATCGGGCGCATCACCCACCCTGCCCGCGTCCGGACATGCCGGGGCGCGGGCGTCCTCGCTGGGGGTGGCATGTGCCCGAAGCACCGGCCCTCAGCATGCTTACGCGATCACGGCCCGACAACGGGGCCTAACTGGGATCACCCGGACGGATGTTTTATTCGGGGGTCTCTTGCGGTCCGGCTGGAACGTGACCTTGCAAATGTACCAACGATGGTACAGACAATGATCACGCCCGCCACCAGCGTTGATGCGTGCCAACCGATCCCCTGCCCGCCCGGGTACTCGCCCGCCGACAGGCCATCGGAGACCACATCCGCGCCGCCCGCACCGAGCGCAAACTCACACAAGAGCAGCTCGGCGAGCTCACCGGCCTCGACCGCAAAACGATCAATAGGATCGAGCAGGGCACCCACGCGACGAGCGTCGATCACCTGATCCGCATCGCCGATGCCCTCGACACCCCGCTCGCCGACCTCGTCAGATGACGGGCGGCTGCCGCAGGCTCGCAACCGGGCAGCCGCCCCCCCGCTGCTGCTGACCAGACCAGGGAGCAACAGTGGGGGCCTTTGAGCGGCCGCCCCGTCGGCGTGGGGCGGCCGCCCTTCTCGCGGACGACCACGGGGCCGACAGCGAGAGCTTCAGATCCGCTTATCTCACGAGGAGTTCGCGGCTTGGTACGTCTCCCATAACGCCTCGGCCGTCGAGCACAGCGCACTGTCCACCGCGCACGTCGGGCACCTGCTGCCGTGGTCGATGTACGCCCGGTACGCCGTCTGAATCCGGTTGTACTGGCCGCTGGCGGCGACGCGCTGCATCTGGCCGAAGGTGCTGCCCGCGTCGACGAACTTGAACCGGCTGCTCATGCCGTACCACCGTGACCAGAGCCGTGGCCGCGGATCTCGATCTCGCAAGTCGTCGCGCGCCGCACGTCCTTAGCCCGCTCGGCACTGACGCGCTGCCGCTCCAGAGCCGCACACACGTCACAGTCCGGCGCCGGTCGTGGCGGCCGCGTCGGATCAGGCAGCGTGATGGGCCTCTCTGGAGTCGTCTGCTGCTGGGTCATCCGAAAGCCTCCGCAGGAAGTCGAGGGCCGCCGCCCGGACCGAACGCGGCGCCGAGCAGGATGGGATCGGTCAGCCGGCCGGAGCCGTCCGGACGCTCCAGCCACAGGCGGCCGTCCAGCGAATACAGGACCGGTGGGCACTTGAGGACCCAGCCGCGCGGCCGGACGGTTAGTTGCCGTACGTCGTCCAGCTCGTCGCCGAGACTGGTCGGCAGGAGCCACCACGCCAGCTGCACGGTCACGTCGGCGAGGACCGGGCCGAGCCTGTTGGAGCCGATGCGTTTCAGTGCGTCCACGGTTGGCAGGAGTGGCGCTTCAGCCACCCGCCAGTGCTCGCCTGTGGTGAGTGCGGCGAGTTCTTCCGCGGCCCATGCGCGCTGCACAGTGGCGGGGCTGGCGGTGCAGGACAGGAGCCAGTCCTGTCCTGCCTGTGCCAGTGGGCGGGCGGGTTTTGCGGCCATGACCAGGACCGTAGGCAGTCCAGTTGCACGCGTGTGCGCCGATTGCGCGCGATTGCGCACGCCGGTCCCCGGCTTGCAGTCGATTGCCTACACGAGATCCAACGACGCCCGCGCCCGCCCGATCAGCCGACGCGCTGGCGCCCCATATTCGGCGGCCTCGGCAAGCCAGTCCCACGCCCGCTCGTACAGCTGGATGTCCTCCTCGCCCGTGAGCCACAGCTCCTCGCTGATCGTCTCAACGATGACCAGCCGCCGGTCGTAGATCCAGAACGCGTGCGGGGCGGTACGGCGCAACTGCGCGCCGAAGGGGAGGATGCCGAGCTCGATGCGGCGCTGGCCCACGAGGTTGTACAGCCGGTCCAGCTGCTCGGCCATCACGTCCACCGGGCAAGAGCGGTGGTACAGGGCGGCCTCGCACACGAGGAACCGGAACGACTTGCCCGGCTCATACAGCGCCTCTTGGCGGCGCATCCGTGCCTCGACGGCGGCCTCCGTGGTCGGCAGGATGCCCCGGAACTCGGCGCTGGCGTCGAAGATGGCGCGGGCGTATTCCGGAGTCTGGAACAGCCCGGGAATCCGGGACACCTCCAGGCCGCGGATCAGGTCCGTGTCCTGGGTCTGCCGGACCGCGATGTCCTGGCGGCTGCGGTAGCCGCCGGCCAGCTGCCGCCGCCAGGACCGGTGACGCTGCTTTATGTCCAGCCCGGCACGCAGCCCCTGCAACTCGGCTTCGGCCTCGGGCCGGCCGATGCCCTGTGCCCACGCGGTGAGGTCGGCCGCGGTCGGGGTCTGCTTCCCGTTCTGGAGGCGGGACACCTTCGACGGCTGCCAGCCCAGCTTGGCCGCGAGGTCTTTGCCCTCCATGCCGGTCTCGGTGCGCAGCTCGCGTAGCCGCGCGCCGAGGGCTTCCCGGGCTGTCTGGAAGTCAGTGGTCACATGGTGGAACGTACCCGTTCGGCGAACTCTGCTGTAGGTACAGCGTGGTGCCAGGCTGCATCGCGGGCCTGGCAGGCGGCGAGGACTTCGGCGGGGTCCTCCGTGACGTACACGCCGAGGGTGGTGTCCTCGTCGTCGAACGCGAAGCGGGCCACGGTCTTGGAGTCGAAGAGCCAGAAGTCGTAGTCCGGCAGCCGTAGTTCGTGCGCCTGTGCGCGGGTGAGGTTGCGGATGTCTTCGCCCGCGGCGACGTTTCCGGGCGCGCTCGCGAGGAGGAACTCCTGCCCCGGTGTGGCCGGTTCGTCGACGAGGCGCACTCGCTCGAACCTCTTGCCCTTTGCGGTTTGGGCGTGGACGTTCTCGCGCCAGGCGTTGGCGGGATCGTGCGCGATGTCCTCGCCCGCCAGGAAGCGGGCCCACTTGGGGCTGTTGCGGTCGGAGGCGTAGCCGCGGCGAGTCTCCAGGCGCCAGGCGGTGTGCTTGAACTCGCGGAACAGGTGGGAGATCGAGGTGAACGGTTGGAGTTCGGGGGCTTCACTCCTGGGGGCGTAGCGGGTGAGCAGGTCTCGGGGGACGCGGACGAAGGTCTCGGACTCTTTGACGTCGCGTAGCTCTGCGAGGTGCTCCGGGTCGGTTTCGCGGTCGCCTTGTACGAGGATCTCGCCGGTGCCGTCGATGTCGTACAGGGTGGGGCAGTCGCCCTCTTCGCTGGTCGTGCCAAGGAACCTGAGTGCCATGTTGCCCTCCGTCTGCGCTGGTTGGAGGTCCAGCATGCGCGGGATGGCACGTTGGCGCCCCGTGATTGCGGCAGATTGCTGCGTAAGACGGTGTCTGTCTGGTTGCGCGCAAGTCGACCGGTGTCAGTGCTCGCCCGTAGAATTGTCCCCATGCCCCCCACCCCCGCGATCCCTGGTTCCGCGCGGTCTGCTGCCCAGTTGAACGAGGAGATCCGCGCGCTCTGGGAGCGCGCCGGCGGGCGGTTGAACGTCGAGCAGCGGCGGGAGTACGAGACGCTGGTGGTGGAGTGGGCGGCCGCCGTACGAGCCGAGGCCGACGTCGCCAGGGCGGCATGACGAAGGCCCCCTCCTACCCGCACGATGGGAGGGGGCCACGTCGCTCTCAGCCCAGGATGTGGCCAGGCAGCCACACCCCAGCCGCGACCAGCAGGCCACAGATCGCGAGGAACAAGCCGCGGTGCTCCCTCGACCAAGGGCGGATGAACTCAGACAACGTGTCACCAGGGCGCCGCGACCACAGCGCCCGGACTTCCAGTGCCAGCCCGGTACCGACCGCGCCGCCCGCCGCCGCGAGGAGGACGCTCCACGCCGTGTTCATCGGCCTGACGCCTGCCACAGCGTGATACCGAGCGAGCCGACCGCCACGACCGCAGCGATCGACGGCAGCGGCCACCGGCTGTTCTCCAGCGCATCGAGGCGCTTCTCGTGCTCGTCGACCTTCTTGTCCGTCTGGTCGCCGCGCTGGACGAGGAGCGCGAGCTGGCCGCTCTGCCCGGTGAACCCGACCTCCATCGTTCGTCGGAGCTCGGCGAGTTCGAGTGCGACGGTCGTCGACTCCGGGGGCGTCACTCTCTCGCCCCCACCCCGTCAGGCAGCCCCAGCACAGTGCCGCCCTGCTGGCTGTACTCCGGAGGCCGCGCCCAGCCCAGCAGAAGCCCCGCCGCCACTCGCAGCGTCGACCAGCCGAGCAGCGTCGACGCGTGCTCCAGCAGCCGGAACAGCAGGTAGTATCCGCCGGTCACGACGACGGTGACGCCACAGGCCACGGCCGTCGAGTCGGCTTGCACACCGAGCGCTCCGGTCACCGTGATGACCCATCCGGCGAGGAGCGGTACGACGGTGCGCAGCACCGAGGGGAATAGCGAGTTGGCCATGGTCAGGCTCCCTTCGTCTCGGCGCCAGTGACGTCGATGCTGACCTTGATGACTTCTTCCTTGATGGCCTGCTGCACGGCGGCGACCACCGTGTCCGTGTCCACGCCGGAACCCACGAGCTTGGCCAGCGTGGTGATCGCCGCAGTCTGCCCGGCCTCCTGCGCCTGGATCGCCCGCACCCGCGCGTCGAGGTCCTTGAGGAAGGACTGCGGCTGCCAGGTCTGGTTCGTCTTGACGTCCGGGGCGTCCGCCGGGGCGGCAACCTGGTCGGTCTTCCATACCGCGTCGTAGATGTCCTGCTTGGTGATCCCCGCCATGGGGTCCTCCTCGGTTCCGGCCGCCCACGCGCGCAGGCTGGCCTCGCTCAGGTAGCAGATGTTCAGGTCCATACGGGGACCGGATGCGGGTGCCGACGTGAACTGCCAGACCAGCGGCGACCGGCCCGACGGTGCAGGGCGTGCATGCCCTTCTGCCTCCGCGTAGGTGTCCACGGCTGTGCCCGGGTAGGCCGGATACCAGAGCGTCACACCCGACGGCACCCGGCCCGCGGCGATGTCATCGGCACTCGTATAGATGCCGACGCGCTGGCCCGGGAAAGCCTCCTGGACGAGCGTCATCCACGTCGCCGCCCACGCCCGGATCTGGGTGGCCGATCGGCCGGCGTAGTTGCTGCCGTCGCTCAGCCGCTCCAGGTCCAGCCAGTGCAGAAAACCGGTCCCGGCATACGGCTTCACCGCGGAGATGTAGTTCGCAGCCTCCAGTGCCACGTCCTGGTTGGGGTGGCTGAAGTGGTAGGCGCCCGGCACGAGTCCGGCCTTCTTGATGCCGGTGATGTGGGTGGCGAACCGGGTGTCGTGGGTGTGCTGGCCTTCGGACGCTTTGGCGAAGGCGAACACGACGCCCTCGGCCTTCCGCGCCGACCAGTCCTGAGTCCCCTGGTAGGCGGATACGTCGATGCCGCGGCAAGTGGTCACGGTCAGACTCCCAGCCCGCTCAGGGCGCTGCGGACCGCAGCCGCGACTTGGGCGCCACTCGGCGCGGACGGCGCCGGCGCGGGGGCGGTCGTCAGCTGGGGCACCGTCACGTCGCCCTGCTGGGACAGCAGCCAGGTCAGGTCCGCGGTGGTGAAGTACGCCCAACCGTCCACGCCCCAGCTGTCCGACCACGAGTTCGGCACCCAGTACTCGCCCGTACTCGCGTCGAAGCGGGACAGTTCCAGCTCGTGTCCGCCGTCGAGCTGGGACGTCTTGGTGACGACGATCCGGCCGTCGCTCTTGGTGTCGAACATGCTGGCCAGCCACGGTATGCCGATCATCACCGGCCCGGTCTGCAACGCCGAGTTGAGGGCGGCGATCGAGAAGGCGTGCGTGTAGCTGGAGGCGAGCCCGAGGGCCTTCAGCGCCTTCGCCACACCGATGCCCGTGCTGCCGGTGTCGGTGGGCGGGTAGGAGCCCGTGACGCCGTCGAGGATCGTCGCGAGCGAGTACAGCTTGACCGCGAACGCCTCGTCCAGGTCGTATGTCCCGGCCGTGAACAGGCCGTGCGAGGCAGCCGCGGCGGTGGCTGTGATGGTGACCGTGGTGGACGCGGTACGCCCGGCGCTGTCGGTGCCGAGGACGCCAGTGCCCGCGTTGCCGGTGCATGAGCCGAGTTGCCCCTGATCGAGGACGGGGATGCGGCGCGTCCATTCGACGCTCTTGATGGCCGACTTGGGCAGCACGCCGTGCGCGTAGGCGAGGGAGCGCGGGTCGTGCTCGATGTGGCGGCCCAGGTGCATTCCTGGCCGGTGCTGCTGGGGAATCGTGGTGGCCATGAGGCCCCCTCTCACAGGTTGTTGGTGGTGGTGACCTCGTAGTGGATCAGCGACACTGTTGTGCCGTCGCCAGTGAGGAGCTGCTTGAGGCTGTCGAGGACGCCGTCGGTGGTCTTGCCGTCGAGCGGGCCGCCAGCGCCTTCCTCGATCTGGAACTTCAGCGTGAACCCCGTCTCCGACGGCCCATCCGACTGGAGCTTGTAGTAGGGGTACGGCATCTCGGTCATCAGTCGTCTCCTAGGCCAGTCGTCGAACGATGAGGTAGGACCCCGAAGCGAGCCGGGTAGCTGTCGCGTTGCTGGTGGCCTGCGCCCACTGGATGGCGAGGGTGCCCGCGCTCGTGGTGGTGACGACGCCCTCCTCAAGTCCGAAGCACTGGGCCGTCGCCGAGTCGCGGGTGCCGTACGTACAGGCCGTGGTGAAGGCGTGCACACCCCACCGGCCCTGGCCTCCCGAGGAAGTGCTGGAGAGGATGGCCGCTTGGTCGGGGCCGACTGCGGAGCGGCTGCCGCTGGCACCGCTCGGGGTGGCCCACGCGGTCTTGAAGCGGGCGGCGTCGAGCGCCGCGAAGTGCAGATAGAACTGGACCTGATACGTCGCGTTGGCTTCCAACGTTGCGACGAGGTCAGTGTCATTGGCGAGGGTCGTCGTCGACGCCCGGTCCTCGTTGGTGGTCTTGAACATGATGTCCGGCATCGTTGAGGTGAGGAGCGTGCCGGTGATGCGCTGGCCCGCGTAGATCACTGGGTATCTGGACATGCGGGCCTCCTACAGGGCCGTGTAGGCGGGATAGGCGAGCGCCACTGCGGCGCCGCTGGTCTGGGCTTTGACGACGCGGTTGGCGCTGCGGGTGACGGTGTACGTCTGTGGGTTGATGACCTCGACGTTGTCGTACTGGATGGCCACGGTGGCGGCGTTGGTGTTGCCGGTCGACCTGATGGAGCGGGTGCCGATCTGGTTCGCTGCGGTGATGGCGCTGTCGGTGGTGTCGATGTGCCAGGCCCCGGGCTCCTGGTCACCGACCCGCCATGCCTTCGCTCGCAGGGCGGTGCCCCGGACTTGGAAGCGGACGCGGATGAAGCTGCCCGCGACGTGGGTGAAGGGCAGCGTGTACGTGGCGCCGAGCTGTGTCTGTACGTCAGCGATCATCTTCCGGACTGTTACGACGATCGTGTTGCTGGTCGTGAACTCGGCCCTGCACATGTACATGTTGGACGCGTCGAGCATCCGCGCTGTCACCGCGCCGTACAGGCTGTCGCCCGTGGCGAGCGCACTGGTGGTGATGTCGCAGTAGATGTCGGCGTCCGGGTGGATGGCTGTGACGGAGGTGCGGCGGCTGGTGTCCAGCGTGGACAACACCTGCACCGCAGCAGCCCCGTTGACGCTGTAGTCGCTGGCGCTGCCCCCGCCCACGGTGGCCCACGTCATTCCGGAATCGCTGGTGCCCCAACTGCTCGACACAGTGCGGCCGAACGCGTCGTACAACCAACTCGACGTGCTGCGCGTGATGCGAATACCCCACGCGTACCAAATGTCGCTCGTGCTGGCTGTGCCGCCCAGCCTGGCCCGCACCACCGCCCGGGACGCTCCGGCCGGTGCCGTGTAGGTCGCCGTGAGGTACGTCCACACACTGGCCGACACCACCTGCGCCGTACCGGACGACGTGCTGATCGAGGCGCCCGTCGAGTCCTTCCAGTCGACCGTCGGGCGGAAGTCCGTCCATCCGTTGACGGAGAACACCCACATCGATGCGACGTAGTTGGCGCCCGGGGTGATGGTGCCGACGTCCGTGATGGTGCAGACCGGGGAATGCGTGGAGCTGACGCCGTCCGGGACGACCCTGAGCGACGCCTGCGCGCGCGAATGCGGATGCACGTAGGTCGTGGATCGGGTGATGGTGCAGTTCGAGCCTGTCCATCCCGATATATCCGCGTTGAAGAACGGGTTGGTGTTGAGCAGGCCACCTGGCGCGGTGACGGTCATGACCTCGCCCGACACCCGCCAGTCGAACGGCGTGTCGGAGACGTTCGGCGTCCAGACCTGGCCGCTGGTGGTCAAGACGTCGATGTCCGTCTCGGTCGTCGTCAGATCCTCGGCGAGCGCGCTGCCGTCCGGGTCGGTGAACCGGAACTCGCGGGGGCTGGAGGCAGTCGACGCATCACCCGCCCACGTCACATCCCACGGTCCGCAGGGGGTGCAGTTGAAGTCCAAGCTCCAGTTGAACTGATCCAGCGTCTCGGAGTACCCCTGCACCATCAGGTCGATCGTGTCGAGTGGCAGCCACGCCGGGGGGTTAGTGATCTGGATCCGGTCTCCGATGTCCACCGCGGCCGCCGTCTCCAACGAGGCCGGCGCTTTCGACAGCACCACCCGCACGACCGGGTAGCGGGTCTCGTCCCACGTTCCGGTATGGAGCCGCCAACCGGCGTGGTCCAGTGTCTGTGTGTCGTCGGCAAGGTTGAGGGTGACGCTGTCCGTGTACCGGCCCACGCCGTTGGGCGGGGACAGGGTGGACAGGGTGCCGGTGTCGAGGGTGACGCGGGAGGACGAGCCGTCGGTGCGGGCGACCGTTATGTCGTTGCGTACCTGCTGGTCGTCGTCGGTCGGCTCCAGCGGGGTGACGAGCCCGTCCGATCCTGTGTAGTTGAGGGTGAGCGCCGCCGTCTGGTTGTACAGGCTGACGTGGTCACGGAACCTGAGGCCCAGATATGAGCGGCCCTCGCACAGGATGCCTTCGTCGGCGGCTTCAGCCTCGCGCAGCAGGTCGACGAGCGTGGACCGCCCCTGTGGGCCCATCTCCTGATCGGAGACGGACACGCCGTACGCGGGGAATCCCTCCTCGTTTCCGAGGCGCTGGATGCGGCCGTTGGTGGTTTCCTCCCGCCAGCCGATCATTGCGCCCTGTGTGGACAGGTAGGAGGTACTGCTGCTCGCCATGACTACGTGACCGACGGCCGTGCCGTTGAGGAGACCGTCCTGCCCGACCCGCACCTCGGTGGCGGCGCCTGCCGTGTAGCTGTTGAGGGTGCCGGCCAGAGCGGTGGACACAGCGTTGATCAGGGTCGTCTTGTCGATCTCGTAGACGAGCAGCGCCCAGTCGATGTTGGCGCCGTTCTGTGTCAGCTCGATCCCGATGTGCCGGGGCAGGCCGTTGATGGCGAAAAGCCCGAAAGCGCTGGTGAATAGTTGCGTACCGTCGGCGTCGTACGCCTGCAAGGAGAGAGCACCAACGGTGTTGATGGTCAGCGCCCACGTACGGGCGGTCCCTGTCGTCGTAAAGCCGAACAGGCGGTCTGTGCCGCTCACACCGCCCGCAGGGACCTGGACAAAGAAGCGGGCGAAGATAAAGTTCGTCGCCGTGTACGGGGCGAGCCGCACCTTCGTCGTCCCGAAGCTGTAGGTCGGCAGTGGTGCGGACGACACCCAGTCGGAGAACGCCGCCAGCGTCACGCCCGACGACGGGACAGGCATCGCCGCCTGTCCGTTCAGCGCCGAAGCGAACGATGTGGCCCCGGCTTCGTCCTCCATCGGCCAGTACCCGACGATCCCCGTACGCGACGGGTTCGTCAGCTCCCGGGACATGGCGCTGCGCACCGGGGAGGCGCCCTGTGTGAGCCGCCTGAGGATGCCGGATGCTTCGATCTGGGTGACGACGTCGAACCGTGTCTCCCAGCGGGGAGCCCATGTCGAGACCTCGCCGACGAACCGGGTCTGCCTGTTCGTGATCGACGACGCCCCGTTCATCGTCCATGTGCGGCCCGGCGAATCCGAGAACGACGTCACGCCCACCGACTGCGCGCTGAAGTAGGGCTGTGCGACGACCGTGCCCCACAGTCCGTTGCGGATCTCGGCCGAATGCACCCGGCCGAACGGCTGCGCGAACGTGAAACCGGTCGCGTTCCCGATCCGAACCGGTGACGTCGAACTGAACACGCTTGTTGTGCCGGCCTGCGTGACTGCGGCGCCGAGCTGCGTCCACGGCGCATCCAGGTTGGCGGCCGTGTAGAAGCGGACCGTGTTCCCCGACGCACCGTTGTCGACGTCCAGCGTCACCCGTACCGCCAGACGGCCCGATCCCGGTATCACCGGCGGCAGCGTCGACGACGCCGACAGGGAGTTCGTGCCGTCCGCGGACCACTCGAAGTACAGCAGCCCGTTCCGCGACCCTAGCCACCAGCTCTTTTGGCCTGTCCCGGAGAACTTGCCGATCATCTCAACGGACCCAGAGGTAAGACTCAGAATGGGCGGCAGCCAGTTCGCGAACGACGCGTCCAACCTGACGTCGAGGTCGCCCGTGATGTCCAGCGCGGCCACGTCGGCAGTCTCGGCATAGTCGCTGTTGCTGCCGGTCAGGTCGAGGTACGGGGTGCCCGTCAGGACGCTCACCCTGCATGGGGTGTTGCGGCCGATCTGCCCGTAGTACGGGCCGCTGGCGTTCCGTGGCGAGTACTTCCCGGAGTTGTTGTCGAGGGTGAACGCGCACCGGGTGGTGTCGACAGTCTGTCCCTCGTCGGATCGGCCGCGGATGATGCGGATCTGTTGGTCCGCGCGGACGTCGGTCGTCACGTCAGTCCATGTGGAGCCGACCTGGAGTTCGACCTTGATGGGGAGCGGGGTCTGCGGGAACGCCATCGTTAACTCCCCTGTCCGAGGACGGCCTGTACGTTCCCGCCGCGGACGCGGACTTCCTTGCGGGTGACGTCGACGAGGACGGTCCCGAGGTGGCTGCCGCCGATGTCGATGGGGATGACGATGGGTCGCCCGTCCCATCCGCCGCCTGCTGTGCTGCTGGCGGTCGTTGCTGCGCTTCGTGCGGCCCTGGGGGCGCTGGTGCGGGGGACGTTGAGCATGGACGCCCATGCGGGCTGCACGGACTTGTTGCGCTGGATGCCGAGGGCGAATCCTTCGGCGGTCTGGTGACCGACGTCGAGCATGACCCGGCTCGGGCTCTTGATGCCGAGCGCCTTCTTGATCGCCTTCTCCATGCTCTTGGCGATCTTCATCATGGCCTTCTCGATCGCGTCCTGCTTCTTCTGCAAACCCGCCACGAGCCCCTCAGCCGCCTTGATGCCCGCCCCGTACATCGCGTCCGCCGCGGTCTTCCCCGCCGCCTTCGCACTGGAGTTGATCTGCGACTGGAGCTTGTTCATCGACGCGATCTCGCTCTTGCTCGCCCCGAGCAGGGCGCCCGCCGTCTCCAGCCCGCCGCCCTCGATCCCGGCCTCCGCGATCTGGCCGATGAGGTCCTTGGAGACGCCCTTCTTCTTCAGGTCCGCGAGCGCCTTCGAGAACGACGAGGCCTTGTCCCGCGACGACGTCAGCCCCGACATGATCGACTTCACTGTGACCGGGGCGTCGCCCTGCGCGCCCTTCGTGATGTTCGCCGACGACAGCACACCCGACTTCACGCTGTCCGCCATCTGTGCGGCCGCCTGCTTCAGCCCGTCGAGCTTCTCCTTCGCCTTCTCCAACGACTTGTTCACAGAGTTGAGCTGCTTCTCGTACTTCAACAGCCCCTTCCCCGCCGCCTCCAGCTGCTTCAGCAGGCGGGACTCCGTCGCCCCGTGCGTCGCCGCCTTGATGACGCCGCGCCACTGGTTCAACGCGTTGACCAGCGAACCCACACTGTCCGCCTTGCCCAGCGCGCTACGGAACTCATCGTTCTGGTACCCGGCCACGCGCCCGAAGTGGGAGATCGTGAGCTGCCCGACAGCGTCGTGCCGGGCCTGCTTCTCGGCCTTCGTCAGACCGCCCTTCGCGAACCCGGCGAGCTTCAGCCGGCCCGCGTTCAGCGCGTCGAGGAAACCCACCCCGTACTTACGGACCGACGACTCTTGCACGATGTACTCGCGGTTCGACGTCCGGTACGCGCCCCCGTTCGGGGACATCTCAAGGACCGAGTCCGACGTGCCCGACCCGGGGCCGGTGATCAGACCGCCGTTCGGATGCGTCTGGACCACCTGGCCGCCGTCCGCGTACCCGGGCGCGAGCCCACCGGACGCCCGGCCGTGCGCGGCCGCCAACTGAGACGGAGACTTCGCCGTGAAGTACTGCGTCATGATGCGCACGGTGGCGGTCTGCCCGTCGATCGCTGCGAGGTCGCGGCGAGCCTGCGCGAGCTTCGCTTCCAGGTCGGAGATCTCTCCCCGCACCTTCGCCTTACGGGAGTCGGGAACCTTGGACAGCTTGCTCTTGGCAGCCTTGATCTTGGCTTCCAGGTCCTCGATGTTGCCCTTCACCTTGGCCGTCTTGTCCGGGACCTTCATGATCTGGTCGGCAAGCTGCCTGGCCTGGGTCTCGGTCAGGCCCATCGCCTCAGCCGACTTGATCAGCTGGCTACGGCCCCGCTCATAGATCCCGTTGACGTACTCCCAGCTCTCGCCGCTCTCCCGCGCGCTGAGCGCGGCGTCCTTCGTCTTCGACGCCAGGTCGTTCAGCGCGGTCGCTGCGGCCTGAGCCTTCGGGCTGTTCACGTCCAAGTGCCCGTTGACCATGTCGAGGCTGTTCGCGTTCTCCTTCGCCGCCTTCGATGCGGCGTCGATGCTCGCCTCGAAACCGATCATCCCGCCGAGCGCCGACCGGTTGGCATCGTTGAGCGCCTCGATGGACTGCCGCAGCCCATCAGCAGACTGCTTCTGTGCGTCCAACTTGCCTTGCACCGCGAGCGCCTGATCACCAAACAGGCCCATCGCCTGCGCCGCCAACTGCTGCTCCAGCGCCTGATCCGCGAGCGCCGCCTTGTAATCGTCGAGCTGGGACGTCACTTCCTTCGAGGTGAAACCCTGCTTCTTCAGGTTCTTGATCGACGTCTCAAGGGCTGCCGCCGCGAGCTCGGCCTTCCCGCCCTTCACCAGGCTGGTCAGCCCCTTGTCGAGACCGTCGAACGCTTCCTTCGCGTCCTTCACCGGCGTCGAGTCCATGCCGATCAGGCTCGTAAGCCCCTGCTGGAACTTGTCCAAGTTCGACGGGCGCGACAACGTCCGAAGCGAGTCACCCAGCTTCCCGAAGTCAGTACCGAAGACCCGCGCGGCCTCGCCCGTCACCTTGCCCGTGGTGCCGAGCTTGCCCAGCGCCGTCGTCATACGGTCGATGTCCGGGGGCGCGGACTTCCCGATGGTGGACAGCCGCGACAGGGCGATGACGAGGATGCCGATCCCCGCACCGACGAGCGCCACCTTCGCCGTCCGCGACAGCGCACCGAACGCCGCACCCAGCGACGCGAGCGGGCCCGTCGCACCGGCCGCCGCCGTCCGCATCGCCCCAAGACTCGTCGCGAACGCAGACAGCCCGCCCATCGCGGCCATCCCCGCAGCCGCGAGCTTCACCGCCTTCAGCACCACCACGAACTGAAGCAGCGTGCTCAGCACCTCAGTCGGGATCGCATTGACGAGCTTCGCGAACGCGTTGACCAGCGTCAGCATGCTCACACCGGTCTCCGACGCCGCCGCCACCAAGTGAACGAGGCCCTTCGACAGGTTCAGCAGGGTCTCACCGACCGCCGGGCCGACCCTTTGCGCGTACTCCATGAACTTCGTGAACTGCGCCGACCCTGCGCCACCCGACATCGTCCGCATGAAGCGGACGAGCCCGTCGTTGGCCTTCGACAGGGCGCCCGTCGAGAACCGCGCAAAGGAGTCCATGAACTTGGAGAACCCGGAACTGTTGACGCCCCCGCCGAGGATCGTCATGAAGCGATTCAGCTCACCCGCCGCGCCCTTCACCACCGGCGTCAGCTTCGGCATCAACGCGCCGAAGATCGCAAGCCCCTTCGTGGCCACCGGCATCGTGTCCCCGGCCAGCGACTTTGACCAGGCCTTGTACTGGTCCTTCAGTACCCCCAGCGCGGCGGCCGTACGGCGCGTCGCTGGGTCCATCTGCCGCACCTGATCCAGGAACAGCGTCTCGGCCTGCGCCGCCTGCTGGGACGCCGGCCCGTGCTTCTTGACCGCGTCGGTGTACTTCGTCTGCGCGTCCGCCGCGTTCTTCACCGCCGACAACTGACCGAGCATCGCCGCACCGAACACACCCACCGCAATACCGGCCGCGCCAGCCTGCGCAGCGATCGGCACCAGCGACGCCGCCACCGGAATCAACGCCGGCGCAAGGGTGATCGCCGCCGCCTTCAGCTGCTGCATGCCGTTGCCGGCGTTCCCGAACGAGGTGCGGAGGGTTCCGGTGCTGCCGCGTACGCCGCCCATGGTGGTGGTGAGGCGGCGCATGCTGCCGTCGAGGTCGTCGGTGTCTGAGCGCAGCGTGCGGCTGCGGGTGGACAGGGTGTCGAGGCGGCCGTCGGTGTTACGGGCGGCCGTGTTCAGGGAGCGGAGTGCGCGGGAGGCGTCCTGTGCAGCGTCCTTCAGGCTGCGGAGGGCGACCGCGGTTGCGGCGGCGCGGACGGCGAGGCCGTCGAGGCTGCGGCCAGCGTCGCGGGCCTCGTCGCGGAGGTTGTTGAGGGAGCGGTTGACGGCGGTGATCCCGGTCGCGGTGTTGTTCGCGACCCTGACTCTGATCTCGATGTCATTCCCCACCGCCGTCCACCTCCTCTGGTGTGCCGCGTCGTTCGATCTCTAGAAGCCGCAGGAGCTCGGGGTCTTCCTCCAGCAGGGTGGTCAGGGTGTAGCCGGGGAACCTCTCCAGGAGGCTGAGGATCAGGCGGGCACGGCCGTACTCTCCTGGGGCAGTTGCAGTGTTTCCATGGGAATCGATGCCTCCATGGACTGCTCGCCATCGGTCGAGGGCTGCTCCAAAGGGGCGGGCACTCCGGTGACGGCGTTCTGCCAGGCGTCGATGATCGCCATGTTGAAGGCGAGTTCCTGCGCGCGGATGCCGTCGAG